GGTTAGGGTCAGGGTCAGGGTCATGGTCACGGTCAGGGTCAGGGTCACGGTCAGGGTCAGGGTCAGGGTCACGGTCATGGTCATGGTCAGGGTCACGGTCAGGGTCATGGTCAGGGTCAGGGTCAGGGTCACGGTCAGGGTCATAAAAAAAGAAGGACAAAGAGATAAGGATAAAAGGCAGCTCGTACTATAGGGTTGCCTTTTTCTTTAAAGAAACCGTTATTAAATCAATGGATAAATTGATAGAAAGGGTATGTATGAGTGAAAATAAGGAGTGTTCTTGGATTGTGTCAGACAATGCTTGCGGTGGTGGCGAAGAAAATATAAGGGGTTGCCGATTAAAGCCATACAAAGAAATTGGAGGTATTTGGTTTTGTAAACGACACTCAAAACAAGTTATTGAAATGGTTAAAAAGGAGGGTTATTAAATGGAAATAAATGAGAAGTTATTTGTTTCAACAATACTGGGCCTGTCAGCCTTTGAAAGAGGAACTTACATTCAGCAAGTAGCCCTTGATTTATTTGCTGGTAAAGTCAATGAGCCTTGGATGGTTAAGCCTAAAGTTCAAAGACGTAAAAAACCTAATGAAGCTTATAGTGAGCAGTTCTTGAGCTTTTGGGCTGCTTATCCTTCTTGTGCTAATAAGTCAGGTAAAGGGGCTGCTTGGAAAGAATGGTGTAAAGTACCATATCTGAATACTGACCTACTTAAGTTCGACTGCTTAAAAGCTTTAGAATGGCAAAAACACACTGACAAATGGACTACTGATGATGGTAAATACATTTGCAAACCAGAGAACTACCTTAAAGACAGAATGTTTGAAGATGAACCTATTGCTATCAAGAAGACGGAGACGTACATGGATATGAATGGGCAGATTAAAGAGCGAAGCCTATGAAAGTAAAATTGAAAGGAACTTCTAAATGGAAAGAAAAGATTGTCCGATGTGACGTTATGCACAAGACCTGCTATCCAAATAAAAAGAACGTCCTAGATTACATTAACAAAAGAAAGAAAGAAGGGAGTGAATTACTTTACCCTTACAAGTGTGAACACTGTCATTATTGGCACGTAACCCGTAGTCCACAGGATTGATATACTATGATAATCCATCCATTTGACAAAAGAGATTTATTTGCCAAATTAAAAAAAGGAATAATAAAGAAAGGTCTATCTACTGGCTTTAGTGGGTTAGACGATAAAATCCTGCTATCAAAATCTAGAATGGCTATTGTTACTGGATACCCTTCAAGCGGAAAAGCCCTAGATATTTACACTCACATTCCAACCAGCACCGGCTTTAAGTTTATGTACGAAATAAAAGTTGGTGACAAAGTGTTTAACGAAGAAGGCCAGCTTTGTAACGTGACTGCGTGTACCGGCATTCAATATTTCCGACCTTGCTATGAGATTGAATTCTCTTCTGGTGAAAAGATTGTTTGTGATGAAGACCATAGATGGTTTACTGACACTGTAGCTTCAAGAATGAGTGCTAAGAATGCAAACAAACGAGCAGGACAGCCACTTAAACCTAAGGGAACAGATCAGTCACACAAACGAATATTGCCAACAGTTAAAACCACCAAAGAAATATTTAATACACTCCTAGCTAAAGATAGGAAAAATAATCATTCAATTGAAAATTGTAAGCCTTGCAATGGAATCAAAAAAGACCTAATTATTGAGCCATATACTTTAGGTGCTTGGTTAGGTGATGGTCGTACAGATTACGCTTCTATCTACTGCGAAGAACCGGAAATGTTAAGCCGTATTCAATCTGAAGGGTACATAACAAGAGAGCAAGCAGTTCCGCACCATCATGGGATCATAAAAGGATTTGTTGGGAAACTAAGAGAGTTAGGGGTTTTACATAATAAGCATATACCCAATGATTACCTCTTTGCTTCTTATGAGCAAAAACTAGCTCTTCTTCAAGGGCTAATGGATTCAGATGGTTATTGTGCTAAAAGTGGAAACTGTGAATATTGCACTACAAGAAAGGAGTTGGGAGAACAAGTCTTAGACCTTATCAATTCAATGGGTTTTAAGGCTGTTATGAACGAAGGAAGGGCAACACTTTACGGAAAAGATTGCGGCCCTAAATACAGAATTATATTTACACCAAATGGGACTGAAGTCTTTAGCCTTAAAAGAAAACAAGAAAGGGTAAAAACAAATAGCTATACAGGACACCGCACTATAAAAAACTGTAAGCCTGTTCCTAGTCGTGCTGTTAAGTGTATTCAAGTTGATTCTAGCTCTCACTTGTATCTTTGCACTCGTTCTTACATTCCGACGCATAACTCTGAATTTGTTGATGCAATAAATCTTAATATGTCAATTCTTTACAATTGGAAACATGCTATCTATTCACCAGAGAGCCACCCGATAGAAGAACACATGGCTTCTATAGCAGAAAAATACATTGGCAAACGAATAACAGAATTCACTAATGACGAAATAGAAAAATCTCTTAACTTCCTTAACGAACACTACACTTGGCTCCATCCTGCTAAACCGAATATTGATTCTCTTCTTGTTACTTGCCAAACACTTCAAAATGAGCAGACTTTAGACAGCTTTACTTTTGATCCTTGGAATGCAATCACTAATACAAGAGGGGGTGAAATGGTAGATGAATACTTAGCGGAGTCATTGACCAAAGTATTGAATACTACCAGAGATAGTACGTTGCTAGGAATTATTGTTGCCCACCCTAAAAATCCTATCAAAGACAAAGATGGTAATTTCCCTACTCCAACACTATATGACATTAGCGGAGGTGCCAACTGGCGCAACCGAGCAGACTACGGAATTGTTTGCCATAGACCGGATATGGGTAAAAATGAAATGCACGTTCATATCCAAAAAATAAAGAAAAAGCACTTAGGAAAAGTCGGTACTGAAATATTTGATTATGAATGGACTTCTGGACGCTTTAAATGCCAATCAAGTATAGACTTTACCTTGGCTGGTGAAGCAGATAGTCCATTCTAGGGGGCAAAATGAGTGATTCAAGAAGAAAAGGAGAAGGTTGGCGAGGCTCTAAAGTATTTGACCATAGTTGTAGAAACCACGGAGCTTGCGAATATTGTAAGGACAATAGAACTTTCTTTGACAAGAAGGCTAGAACAATAACAAAGGAGGAACTAGAGGAGGATGTATAACCACGAACCGAATAAGATATTCAGAGATGCTAAAGAGTTCAACATAAGCAGGTTGGCTTGCTCTCGTATGAGGCTTAGATTCCTACAAGAAGAAGTCAACCGCTTTTTAGAGAAAGGAGATGCTATTAGTTACTATTGGTGTACGGAAGCTCTTAAAGAAATGGCTTCTATTACTAAGCAAGCTTATTTATGCCACGAAAAGAAGATAAGCAAGCTAGACATAACACCAGAAGACATAGAACGAGCTAGGAGTTATCCGGTAGAGCAATTGGTTAAATTTGAACGAGGAAAAGCTTTAGCTTGGTGCCACGCAGATTCATCCCCTTCTTTGACTCTCAACAAGAAACATAACAGATGCCATTGCTTTGTGTGCAACCGTAGTATGGATTCAATAACTGTAGTACGTGAACTTCATGGCTACAACTTTGTAGAAGCAGTTAAATTCTTACGTTAGGAGGTTAAATGTTTGTCGAAGTAAAGAAGCTAGTAGAAACTAAATTCGTAGATATAGAACCTAAAGACTATATCGGTAGTTCAATCATTGACTATATGTGTGCTTCTAGTTTCCCTGTTGTAGCAGCAATCCGAAATGACAAGGAAGAGATTCAACTCATAGTCTCTAACCAAGAGAAGTACGTAGAGCAATACAAGAATAAACCTTGTTCAGTCTATGCACCTTACTTAAAAATCTTATTCCAAGAATCACCTGTAGTTGTTCAAATGATAATAGAAACATTTAAAGATAGCTCTCTTGTTCGTATTGAAGTAAAGGAGCCAATGTGAGCTTAGAAGGAATATCAACAAGCGGTGATTTTGGGCGAATAAACCCTGAAGAAGCTCCTAGATTTCTAACTATTATCTGCCCTGCTATGAAAACAACTTACCCTACAATGGAGGAGAAACAATGCTTACAACGATATAAAATCAGGAACCCTTGCATTTACAACTGTAAAGAGTTAAATAAACTTCTGGTTAAACATAAACTACCTATTCTTGAACAACCCATTAAACCAAACTCTCAACTCTGTCCTTCTAATATAACAATCTGTGAATGTGGCTTTGGATTTATGAAGACTGAGACAAGAGATAAATGCCCTGCTTGTATGCTTATTGATCTTCCTATTCCAGAGAACCCTAAAGATCAAGCTTTACGGATAGCCGAGATAAAGAAAATACAGCGTAAACAACAAATAAAAAGAATTAGGAAATAAAATTCAACAATGTAAAGGGAGTGCTTTATGCGTTTTAAATGTGCTAAATGTGGTGAATTTAAAACTAGCGAAGGAAGGAAGTCTTACAAGAAAACAAAGATAGGAATTCTAGGGCAACAATGTTGGAACTATCAATGTAAAGAATGTGTAAAGGAGACTACGAATGAATGAAGTTAGAAAGATTCTTATGAATGATCTTGGTATTACCCGCGAATATGTAAGGAATATTGTTGATGACATAGTTAAAGAAATTGTATCCAAAAGACTTGACGCAGTAAATATTGAAGCCTACTTAGATAAAATCATTGCAAGAGAACTATTAACACAAACGAGAGAAGGAGGAAGAGTAAGCGGATCAGAAATCAGGGGTTATGTTCAATGTGCAGCACAAGAGGCTGCTAAGGTGTGGGTAAAAGAACATTTAAAAATCGTTTAAAGGAGGCACTTAAATGAAGTTTAATTTCCCTGAGATAAAGTTTGCTAAAGAGAATTGTATTCAAGACCAATATGAGCATGTACGAAGTGAAGAATTTGAAGCTGAAGAAGAATATTTATGGCATGGGAATTTATCAGATAAGTTCTTTGAAGAGATGGCTGACTTAACACACTCTATTGAGACATTTTGGAGGATAGTAGAGAGAACTAAGGGTAAGCCCTACCTTGATAATCTTTTCTCTTCAATCGTAAGGAAGAACGTGGAGAGAAATTACTACGAGGTGCGTTCTCAACCTATAGACAACGAAAGGAATTAAGATGACACTAGATGAAGCTATTGCTTGGACTAAGAAGAATACGAGTTGTCCGTCAACAAGAGAGAGGCTTAAATCAAGAGCAGCTTGCTTTGCTCTCTACCAAGAGATACTAAGACTTGAGCAGGAAAATCAAAATAAGCTGGCTAGCATTGAATCATACACAACTATGGTAAGGAGTATATTCTAATGGCTTGTAATCAATGCAAAGAAACATCAAGTATCTTAGATTGTACTGTTGATATGCACACACATGATTTTGATATAAGGTTAAGACTAGACCTTGATAATCCAGAAAACCCAAATTTCGATATTCAAATAGTAGATCACGAAGCTCAGAAAAGTGAATGGACAGATAGCGTATCGTTTAAGTATTGCCCGTTTTGTGGTGAGTATTTAATTAAGGAGATGGAGTAATGTCCTGCAATATAAGATGTTTAAAATACGTACTCTGCTTAGAAGAACCTGAATGTCCTATAAATAATTTATTGCGTTGCCGTAACGATTGTGAAGTCTTTGCTGAACAAGAGACTCAACCTAATGACAACTTTGGAGTGAAAACAAGTTGGGATAAATATTGGGAGAATAAGTATTGATAATAGATGAATTTACTCATTCACCTGTCTCTAAACAAAGGAAACACCAACTAAGAAAATCTAAGATAGGTATTTGTCAGATTTGTACTAAACCTGCTGATAGTGGGCATTTATGCAAAGAACACAGAGAGATAAACAGAGTTAACGTATTAATACGAAGGAGAGAAGAACTAGGTATTGACTTGTCTTTACCACTAAGTAAGAGAGGGAGGAAAAGATATACTAATAAATAGTATAAAGAAGGCCGGTTCCGGTAGGTTTTGACTTATCGGTTCCGGTCTTTTATTTGGTTCCTTCTCCTAGCCAAACAAATTTTAAACAACAAACAGAACATACTATAAACATAGAGTAGAAAGGAATATTAATTACTATTGATATCATTAAGGAATATCACTTGCAGATTCCACTAGAACTATATCTACATAGTATTTTTGCAATAACGCTTGCATTATTATGGACACAGTGATATAACTAATTTATGGGAAATTCACGGAATAAATCGAAATATGTGGGTACTGAGGAAGTTTACAAGCCTAGTACCGGAGAATATCAAAAGTCTGTTATCTATAAGAAAACAGTCCAAGACCTTAACTTTGTAAAAATCTTCATACCAACGAAAGGACAAAGAATGTATCCCAAGGAAATGATTATATCGGCTAGAGATGTTTTTGAGTATTTAATGGTTGTATCAGATAAACAAAACATTGCTATTGCGCCGACAAGTGAAATGGTTGAACGCTTAGGTTTGGCGGGGTCTTCAATTTCAAGAGGACGGTCACAATTACTATCGTTAGATTTTATCCGTATGCGGTCACAAAGTATTTTCATGTTGAACCCTGCTATCGCCTGTAAGGTAGACGGGGATAAAAGGCAGGAGCTTCTTGATGTGTACTTAAGTTATAAGCGCTACGAAGGGAAAGAGGATAAAGATGAAAGTATTTCTTAGCTTTATTGGAAGTTGTCTTATAATCTTCCTAATTATAATGGTAACACACACAATAATGCTTCTCATTGTTGCTAGCGCTTTATGGAAGATTTTTGGTTATTGCGTTGCTGCTTATATTATTTATATGATTATAAAATCAATCTGTTCTAGGAGCACTGATTTAGACCCTGACCCTTGGAGTAAAGAATGAACATACAAGATTGGATAGATAAAGGGTATAAGACTTGGCCTACCAACAAAACAGACATTAACAAGCTAGCTGATATAGGACTACAAAAGAGAATAGACGATTCAAAAGGAAAGAAATACTTCATTACCGTCTACGCTTATGACTGGACTAACGAACCTAGAATGCCAACACAAGGCTGGCACTTTATGCCTACCATTCAATTCTCAGAAGATACCTTCCCAACGACTGATGTTACTTTCCATTCCGAAAACATAGAACAAATAGAAGCAATGGCTGACCTCTTCTGGAAGACCCTTAATTATCCGTACTATGAAAAGTGGGAGGAGTAAAACGTGAACCTCTATAAGATCAAAAAGAAATGCTGGTCTTGCGGTAAAGAATATGAAGTGACACTAGCAAGCCCTAATCAAGAACATAGGTGTCCGAGCTGTCGCGCTTGGGTCTAGGAGGTCTATATGTCTAGATTAGTAGATTTAACAGGACAAAAGATTAATAAATTATTAATAATATCTCGTTCAAGTAAGAAAGGTAAAAGTAACAATAGTGTATTTTGGAATTGTATTTGTGACTGTGGGAAAAAAGTTGTAATTAGGGGCGATAGTATCCGTGGGAATTATACTAAGGCTTGTGGATGTAGAATTCCAATTGTAGCAAAAGAAAGAAACACAAATCATGGGTTATCTAGGCATAGACTTTATCACGTTTGGACGGGAATGAGATCAAGATGCAATAACCCTAACACACCAGAATACAAATATTATGGACTTAAAGGAATATGCGTTTGCAGTGAATGGAATGATTTTAGGGTTTTTTTAAACGACATGGGAAATACCTATATTGAGGGTTTGACGATAGATCGCATTGATTCAAATGGAAATTACAATAAGGAGAATTGCAGATGGGCTGACAATATAACACAAAACAATAATAGAGATTTTTGTAAAAAATATAATTACAACAATGAATGGTTAACTATTGCTGAGCTAGCGAGAAAGTATTCAATAAATTACCAAACACTAAGAAATCGTATTAGAAATAATTGGGAATTAGCTATAGCCTTAGAAACTAAACCTAAAATTTATAAAACATTGTAAAGGATGGAATTAATATGAGTAAAGCTGAAGATTCAAGAGATGGACTTCCACCTATTACAACCCTTAGCAGAGCAGTACGGTATAAATGTAAGTGGGACTGCTGTAATGGGTTACAGTCTGAAGTAGATGCTTGTACCATTACTAAATGCCCTCTCTATAACTTCCGTAAAGGACGTTACGCCTTTAAAGAAAAGAAGTTTGTCAGTGAAGAGAACAGACTAGCTAGTAAAGAACGCTTTAAGAAAGCGAAGGAGGCTAAGAATGGGTAGCAGGATTGAAGTGGTAAGAGAAGTTGCTGAAGAGTTTCACCGGCTGCATGGGATTATTGAGAATCACCAAGAAGACATACGAACTCAAAGTATTATGCTAAAGCTTTGCTATTTAAATACTCACGACATGGAACTTCCTTCTTGGGATGAATTAGTAGAATTGGATAATGATGGCTATTATTACGATTGGTTTACAAGTGTTTTAAGTGACGCAAAGGGGGTGCGAGGTGATACTATCAAGTAAGGCTGCTAAACAGAAAAAAGAAATATAATTGCATTCATAGCCTCCATGTGGTACTTTAAATAAAAAATACTACGTGGAGGTTTTTTATGGGAATTTGCATAGGTTTAAAAATAGGACAAACATATAATCGGCTAACCGTTTTATCGCGGGAAGAAAACTCAGTCAATAACTCTTCTCGCTGGTTATGTCGTTGTTCTTGTGGTAAGGAAAAAATAATCCTTGGCTCAAGGATCGCAAATGGAAAATCAAAATCATGTGGTTGCCTAAATCAAGAGGTGTCTCGACTTAATTTTAAACATAGAATGGTTAAGACACCAACCTACTATGCTTGGGTTAATCTAAAAGTACGCTGTGAAGGGAATGGCAAAAAAAATAAATCTTATAAAGAAAACGGAATAACTGTATGTGATCGGTGGCAAGTTTTTTCAAATTTCTTTGAAGACATGGGAGTAAAACCAGAAGGGATGACGCTTGACAGGATAAATAATAATGATGGGTATTATAAAGAGAACTGTAGATGGGTTACACAAAGTGAGAATAGTAGAAACAAGAAAAAATCTATAATTTGGACAATTGATGGGATTGATTATAACTCTTGCTTTGATGCTGCAAAGGCTCATAACAAGACTTATACAGTTATACTGCGTTGGTGCAAAGGTCGTATGTGCCGAGGAAAGTTTCTCGAACCATATCCTAACTGTTCATGGAGATACAAATATAATGAAGATAAGTAGTGAAAAACCACAAAAAATTTATGCAGAAATAAATGGCCGAAAGTACACCAACAATTTTAATTTACCAAAAGAAATTTGTGATGCAATTCTTAAGGACAGATACAGTGTCGATGGAGAGGAGCCAAGCGATTACTCAGCCACCACCATAATTGCACCAATACAACAAACAATTCTAAAACGAAGACACAAAAATAATCTGAAAGTACAGGATATTACAGGACTTTCATGGGCGTTCTTCGGGGCAGTCTGTCATTCTCGGATAGAAGAAGCTAGTGATAACGGAGCTGGCCTAACAGAGAAAAGATTATATGCAACCCTGCTAGGTAAGACTATCTCTGGAAAGATGGATAGATACATAGACGGTGAGATAAAAGATTGGAAGTTCACTAAGGTCTATAAGTGGCAGAAGAAGGACTTCACTGATTGGGAGAACCAAATGGCAGTATTGACTTACCTGCTAAGAATCAACGGTTATCCAGTCAATAAGATCAGCATTACAATGCACCTTAGAGATTGGACAGAAGCTAACTCTTACAATAAGGGCTATCCTGACTGTAAATGGCAAGTCGTTCCTATTCCTGTGTGGAGCCAAGAGAAGTGTGAAGAATATATCAAGAGCAGGCTTGAAGCTTTAAGGGCTGCTGAAGAATTAACTCCCAAAGGTTCTTCTTGTCACAACTTAGCTCAATACTTTCCCTGCTCAGATAAAGAATGTTGGCGTAACGTTAAGGATTATTCAATTCTCAAGATCGGTGCTGATAGAGCTACTAAATGCTTTGATACACAAGAAGAAGCAGAAGCTTATTTCCAAGAGAAACAAATGGACTTTGATAAGTATGTTATTGAGAAAAGAATGACAGAACGTAAGCGGTGCTTTAAATGGTGCGACGTAAATTTGCATTGCCAGCAGTTCAAACAATATTTGAAGGAGAAAGAAAATGAGTGAGTGGAAACCAATAGAGACAGCACCAAAGGATTGCAAAGTTTTAGGGTATAGTCCTTCAGATGGCACTGCAATCATTGAGTTTGATGAAGATTCAAGGCAACCTCATTGGCGAGTAATCCATGATGCTGAAGATTATAGTTGGTCTGATTACGAACCTACTTATTGGATGACTCTGCCAGAACCGCCTAAATAAATAATCAAGATAGCTCCCCTTCTGGTGGTGTGGAGACTAAGCCAGAAACGATAATAGTGTCGGGGGGAGCTTTTAACAACTAAGCGAAAGAGGTTTGAATGACAGGACGGATTGATACACGTTTGGTAGTTAGTGACAAACATGATGCTCTTGGTATTCCAATGTCTATCTCTCTATGTGGATTAGATATTGAGATAGAGCTAAGAGAAGGCTTTACAGCAGAAACAGGAATGTTAGGGTTGGCAGACTATAAGAACTTAAAGATTATTATTGATCCTGATTTTTGCCCTGCTCAAGCAATTCGTCAAACATTTTTCCATGAATGCGGGCATTATATCCTTTGGATGATGGGAGAAGAGAAACTTAGAAACAACGAGAAGTTTGTGGATATGCTAGGTCATTTAATGTATCAAATCATTAAAAGTGGTAAATGGAGATTATAAGTGTCTTCTGTTAAAACAAGATGTAAACAATGTGGAGCTAATGTCAAACCAGAATGTAAAGGTTGCCAATATAATTACGCTGCTATTAATCAAGCTTACATTGAAAAAGAAAGAAAAAGGAATAAGACAGGTGGATTTTTAGGGAATATGTCCGACTCTGCTAAAAGAGGTTGGGTTAATATCTATTATCCAATAAATGAAAATGATGGAACAGACTACTAAAGGAGAAGCATATGAAACAATGTAAATGTATCTACTGTGGAGTAACTTCAGTTGAACAACCTAACCTTCTATTTATTGCTAGTAGTTTAAAAGAATTCATTCTCTTTGGAATAAATCTAGGTGTTTGTTTTGAATGCGTTAAAGTTCTTCGTAACAGAAGGGATCAAACTTTAAAGGAAAAGAAATGAAACCTAAATACAAAGGAGATCATAGAAGCGGCTTAGAGGATAAGATTGCTGCTTGGTTAGATTTACGGAATATCAAGTACGGCTTTGAAAGTATTAAGCTTGCTTATATCGGACTCTCTTGCCCTCACTGTAATGAGACTATAACGAATAACATCTACACCCCTGACTTTATCTTTGAACGAAAAAAGGGAAGATTGATTATAGAATCTAAAGGAAGATTCACAGTAGAAGACAGAAAAAAAATGATAAAAGTAAAAGAACAGAATCCAAAAGAAGATATTAGGTTTGTTTTTCAGTATGACTCTTATCTGACTAAGGTAGGTAAAACGAAAGAAGGAAAGAGGAAACCAAAAGAGGAGACGGCTAAGAAACCAAAGTATAGTGATTGGTGCAAGAAGAATGGTTTCCAATATCATATCTTCAGCTTAGAAACACCTATTCCTTTATCATGGCTCAAGGAGGGTTAGTGAATGAATACACCAGAGCAGAACGATTATTGGGTGAAACACTTAAGAGAAATGAACAAGAGCTTGAGAGAGGATACTGTGGCAACTACAACGGAGGACGAGGTGGTTTATGTGAGTTCAGGTCTAGCCGAGCCAAGGACTTATGCATCAAACGTGAGTGCTACGGATGGGGAAACACTAAATAACTTCTTTGTAACAATCCAATCACAAACACTAGGGGATTTTATGGAACAAAAGACAAAGAGACAAGAGATACTAGAGACTGCTATTCAATATGTATCCAAAGATAGAAACTCTACCTACGGAGAACCAGAAGATAACTTTGATTGTATAGCAGAGTTTTGGTCAACTTACATTAATCGTAGATTTAAGATTGGAGGAATATCTCAAATAGCTCTTGACCCTGCTGATGTTGGGTTACTTCTTGATCTTATGAAGACTGCTCGTTTGATAGCAAATCCATCCCACCTTGACAGTTACATAGATAAGGCGGGTTATAGTGCATGTTCAGGAGAAATAGCTACGAGGGGGACAAAATGATAAACCGATCTTCTATAGAACCAGTTGAAGTCTTCCGTATTGTCGATAGAAAAACAGAAAAACATATTGGATCATATAGCCGTTCTTGCCATGACGAATATGATTTTCAAAGTAGTTCTTCTGCTAGGAGTGCTAATTGTCATGGAATGTTCCAAGATAAAGACATATATAAAATAGCGAAGTACAGAGTTATTTATGAATTAATTGAAGATGATGTAGATGGAGGAACTAAATCTTGAAAGCTTATATCTGGACAGTGATCTTTATCTTTGCCTTAAGTTGCTTTGCTAAAGCGGGAAAACTTTATAATGGGAAAAATGACCCATTCGATCCCGTATCCGCAGGAATTGATTTATTGGTTTATATTGCTTTGATTGCTTGGTCAACTTACCTATTAGGAGCTAAATTTTGAGACACTTTGTATCGACAGGAATCTACTGCTTAACTTTTATCATTTGTAATACAGTTAGTATTTTGAGCATTCCTTTTATCTATCTCTATTGCTGTATTCGTTCAGCCCTCAGTGTCAGTGAAGATATTTGTATGCAATTAGTTTTTCAAGCCTCAAACGACATTAGGAAAGGAAAACAAGATGATCCTGAAAAGCAAACAGACTGAAGAAGAAAGAATGTATGAGCGGAGCAAAGAAGCTCCTCGGCAAGGTTTCTTTGTGACTATTTACAATGAGGAGGGAGAAGTAGTCGGAGGAAAGTACGTCACAGATCGTAAATTTTACGAATAAAACAAAGGACTGACTTAGGAAATAACATAAAGCCACCTCTAGGGATACTTTCCTATGGGTGGCTATTTTTCTTCTTTAATTTGTAAGGAAAACTATTGCAGCCCTACCCTCTAGCGACTAAAGATATTGCTGTTACTGCTGCCCCTATACAACTAGCTGCTAAAGCAGTTACGATAATCCAAAGAAACTTACTAGCTGATTGTCCACCTGCTTGTTCTTGTAATTGCATTCTAGCTTCTAATAGCTTTAACCAATTCTTTAAATCTGATAAAGCTGATACTAAATGTTCAATCTCATTCTTTTGAACTGCAACAGTCGTTAATATTTCAGTCAGTTTATCTAGTTTTTCATCAACTGTTTCTAGTCTGCTAACCTGCTGACACGGTTCTGACATATTAAGACTCCTGCACTTTTGATAATCCATTATAAAATTATTCTAAGTAATATTGCAATCTTAGTTGTGTTTCTTCCCTTTGACAGACAACATACGAATACCAAAGAACCAAAGTAAAGTAGTCTCTGCCAGCATAAGCACTGAATAAATAATCTCTTTCACTAACTCTTGAGCAAAGTTAGCATCAATAACATCTATAGTTAATTTATTAAGGAGGATAATAACCCAAATAAAAATACCTAGAACAAAGAGTTGATAATAAACAGTCATAAAAGGACGAATGGAAGAAGTCATAACATCAGACAAGACTGCTATAGTCTTATGCCAACCCGTCAACTTGGTTCCTTCTTGAAGCATAGGCTTGATAGAGGTTTGACTTGTATTGAAAGCAGCCATCTCTGACAACTTAATAGCAGCATCAGATTCTATGACAACCTTTTTCATAGCGTTCTCTGCTTCTTGCATACCTATCTTTAATTCATGGTCACGCTCTAATGCTCTTTCTTTAAACTCAATTTCTTTAGTTAAACGTGTTTCTCTAGCTTGCCAAGCAGCACCTAACAAGGCAACAACAGGGCCAAGAACAGCTTTGATTGCGGCTAAGGTAAACATAATTAAAACTCCTCTTCTATAATTAGTGTAAAATCTTCTCGCTGTAATTTATTCAACAACTTAGAAAGAGTCGGTCTGCTATTAAGAATAGCCTTTTGTCCATTGAGAACACCAAACTTGCTCCCTACTAAGATACAACCTTGAACATGAGTCTTATAGCCCTTAGCTACATCTCCTGCTAAGTTCCCTGAGTGAATTAAGATTGTACTACGGTTAGGAACTTCCCTTAATTCATAAGCCCAACCAAATCGAGGAGAAGGATCATACTGAACTAAATATTCACCACAAAGGACACAAGATATTTGAGGTCTGTTATCTCTCAAAGGTAATTCAAAAGTATTACAAAATACTGAGTCTCCTATAATAAGAATTCCACCAGTACCTTCATCACAAGTCCAAAGTCTTCTTAAGGCTACCGCTTCCATTTACGCTCTCTCCTTAAATCATCAAGACATTGAACACAAAGAACTCCTATCAACCTCTTAGTGAACTCCCCACACTCTCTACACTCTCCTGCTATAAAAGGTTTCATTTCAAACCTGTAAGAATGTATCTGTTTATCAAACTGCTCCATTGTTTCATTGACATAATCAGCGAAGTCCATATGAGCATTCCCTTCTAGCAAAGTCCATTTCAGTTTACCATTTCCCTAGTTTACATTTAATAGTCTCAATATAAGTTTTAGTTCTCATATAACAACCACAAGCTTTGCACCGTCCATCAATAAATTGTTCGCACTGCTGACAGATAATCCACCTAGCTTCTCTTTCTTCTGATATAGGAAGACCAGCTTTTCTCCACGCATTAATAGTTAAAACTAAATCTTTAGCTTGGTCAAATAAAGGAGGGAAAGATTGAATAACTTGTTGTTCTTGTCTTGGTTCATTAGCTCGAACCGTTACAATATCGCCTTCTCCTCTATCAAAAATATCGTCTTCCATAACAGTTCTCCAAAACGGTTAACAACAATACCATTGGTATTTAGTGATAGATGCAGGTTGAACTTCATATGACCTATAAGTACCTGAACAAGTTTTTTCTACCTTACATTCTACCCATTGAGGAGGATAAAGAGGTACGCATCTAGCCGTTCTTGACCAGTATTGAGTATATCCAGCAGGGCAACCAACACCATTATCATATGAAATTTGTCCACCCACTGTAAATGGATTAACTGTACTTTCTACCGGCGTATCAAGATTGTTGACTTTATATCTATATTGTCCAACAGTTTGGGTCGTCGTATTGACTGTAGCAGATGGACAAACATCTTCTGCATTAGTAATGCAGCCACTTAAAAGATTACTCACACAACAAGTTGGTAGTGTAAAACCACTAATTCCGGTCGCAAGCCCTGACAAATCTGAAAATCTATTAATAGAAACAATGATCCATTTACCAGTTGGCATTCTTACGTCTATAGATACAGATTCATTACAAGAATCAGTTACCGTTACTATCCCCATTCCACAAGCACCAGTTAAATCTGTAACTTCTCCGGTTTCGCTATCAATAGCACCTTGACTAATTGAGTACATATAAGGTTCTAAACCACCTGAAGCAGAATAAAATGACCCAACAGAAGGAGCTTCAGTTCCTGATAAAGTTAAAACATCTAGCCCGTACACCGTACCCTCTAAAGAAGCTTGTGTACTTCCACAATTATCAGTTGCTATTAAATAACAAGTATTCTCTGATTCAGGAGTTAAAGAACAAAGATCAATAGAGGTAATAGTATATTCGGTTATACCTGCTTCACTCGACGTATCTGTTAAAGAGATAGCATCGCACGTACTACTTAACGTACGACTTGTACCCCCGCCTGCTACATAATAAATATTACCTTCTGCAAACCCTTCATAAATTTCTTTAGGGTTGATTGCTAAAGGAGATATTTCTACTTCAGGACTATCAAAGGTAACTGTCTGTCCACAAGTAGAAGAAGCAGATAAAGTATAAGCCCCACCACAACCATCAGCACAACTAGGGTCTACCTCCCATCCTCCATCTTCTTTTTCTACAATACAATTACCAATAATAGCATCCCCTAAAACATGCGCTGCTTCAACATCACCATTCTCGTAAACATATAAACCCATATCAGCTAATGTCGCCACACCTAATGGCCCTGCTACTCCTTCACCTTGAAAGTACGTACTTCCAATAGACCCTATAAAACTCCCTCTAACCCTCGCCCTATTCACTCCCCCTGCATCCCAAGAACCTACTAAGTGAAGACTGTTCTCTGGTGTTGTATCTTCTAAGACAAACCTGCTTTGAAAACAATCATCAACTGATATACTAAAGAAAGCGTTTAGTCCATCAGTACACATAACTTTTTGGATAGTAGGGGATTCATCTCCTCTTATCTTAAAGTTAACAAAAGACATAGAAGATAAATCAGTAATCTCTGTATCAATAGGGGTTTCAAAAGAACTCGTATTTAAATCAAAAGGAAGAACATTAGGAACAAACTTGTTTTCTCTTAAAGGGATAAAATCAGCAGTCAAGGCACTTAAAGAACCAATAGTTTCATTTACATCAAGAGTAGTAACCCCTCCGCTAATATAAACATCTTTCTTTATATTCTCTTTGTATCCATATAAATCAATAATGGTAGACCTAGTAATAATATCTACCCCTTCAAAGACTGCTAATAATTGCCCATTACTGCTAACAGCATGAGAGTGATACTGAGTTGTTTCAAAGATCAAAGAATAATAATCATGATACTTATAAACCCTAACAATACTACCTTTAGAAAGAACAATCCCGACTGCATTATTACTAACAAGCTCAGTAGTATTATCATTATACCAACAAGAAAAACTCCACATATCTATTTCAGGATCAATCATATCTAAGTCTTTTAAAACAAAAGCCTTATCAAATCCTTTTAAGTCTGCTCCCATACTGACATAAACATCCAATAAAGGAATACCCATAGTCCTTAGATATGTTTGTGTTTCATTACCAATAAGAGGAAGGTCTTTAACAAAATAAAAATAAAGATCGTTCTTTCCTTCTCCATTGATATTTAAAACTGTCTCTGCCCATCCTTGAGCATATAGACTTGTTTCGGAACTTGTAAAACGCTGCTCAACTAATCCACTAAACCTAACATGAGCTGTAGACAAAGGAAGAAACTCAAGAGTCCCATATTCATTAACACCTTTATACTTTCCATAATGAAACCCAACAGGATCACCAGAAGTATCAGCAGGAAAGACAACATAAAAACTAGGTATCCAAGCCCAATAAGGATTTAAAGCTCTTGAATTAGGAGTTAACGTATAAACATTAAGAGGATTATAAAGATTCCAACTAGTAGACAAAGAAGATGGTATTCCTGTCAATCCAAGCAAAGAACCAATGTAGGTTTTAAAAGATAAAAGGGTACGAGGGAAGGTTAGGTATGGCCCAAAAGAATCTTTAATTCTAGCATAGATATTTACAGATAAAGCAGGATCAATAAATAAAGACATTTCAAAATTATCAATATTGGCAAGTAACGTAAGAAGGGAAGATTTATCTAATTCCTTTGTTTGCCAAGAAGTCCCAAATTCATAAGCTTCTCTTTCTCCTACCTGAAGTCTTCCATTAAACAAAGCACTAAGTTCAATATCATTTATAGTCTCTAAAGATACACCAGAAGCATTCGTTAATTTTTTTGTCAGATAATTATAGGAAGTCGTCAGCTTCTTCAATATACTTAAAAATAGTATATGGTCTACATTCCCTTGACCACCCCACATTACAATACGATCTAATGTATCAGAAGATGTTAAGAGAATATAAATACCATTGATAAAAAGAGGTTTTTGAAGAAAAGGAAGGTGTCCATTTTTACGTAATAAAATTAACTCCCTTAGCTTTTCTTCAGCATAAGGGAGATACTTCTTAGATTGTTCACTCAAAACAATACGTTGTGTCATTTAAGTTCCTGCTCTTCTTTTCTATCTTCACAGATTAAAGAACTACAGAGTCTACAGGTATCAGCAGGACACTTTTCAACTTTATGTCCATAAAGGCACCACCAGACTAAATTGCTAATTTTAAGTGATACCTCTTCACAGCTCATGGTAGTTTAGCTTTTCTAGCTTTAGCACAGTGGTCTGTATCAATAAAATCAAGAAACCTGCTTACAAGAGCTTGACCAAAGTGAACCTTCCAAGGAATTTTTCCTCCATGAATCAATTGTTTTCTTCCAAGTTCAGCCGAGTAATACATTCTGGTTCTGCCAGTCCATTTATCTGTAATGTAAACATCCAAACGTTTCAGCCAAGAGAAAAACATATTAACCTCCAAACACCTCTACGCTTAGTTCTGGCACACTGTAAGGCATAGGGCCGCAAACAGAGAAGTCGTATCCGCTAAACTCATAGCCTACAAGTGCTTTTTGCGGGTAGTAGTGTTCGTTCCATATCGAGCTAATCCACGCGGTAATTGCAAGAGCTTTCGGCTTCCCTTGGATAACACCGATAGTCAGCATTGATAACGCTGCGCCGTAGATATACCCTTTTTCGTACTCAGCAGCTTGATTCCATAATCTGTCTATGTTCTGATTAATCTGTGCCTGTATCTGTTCATCTGTCGGAGGCACAACAGGAACAACAACTTCTGTAAACCCGATCTTCAGCAAATACGCCATAGTCGGATTAATTGCCCCGTTGTACTCTTTGCAGGGGTAGGCTATTTCTTCATCATTACGAATGAGTTGCATGGTAGCTCCTATGGAGGTGAGGCTTTATATGGATGTCCAACTGGTAACAGTGACGATAAACCTCGTCCGTGGAGTATGCTTCCCTCTACCTTCTGTCTGTTTTCATCGCTGAGAGCTGAATTAAAAACAAGGGCATCAACAACATCAATCGCTGTCCAGTATGCCGCTCCTACCGCGCCCCCTATCTGCCAACCACAATTTGCATCATTACCCGTTGTCGCTGGAGCGTTGGAGAGAGTGAAAGACTGCTGAGTGTCTCCATCCCTATTTATTTTTACATTTTTCCCCGACTGCACTATCTCAAATAAATGGAACCCTGTTACATCGTAGGGGATCGTTGAAAATGCCCCTTCTCCAAAATCACTAAAAGTAATATTTGGGAACACGGGAAATCCAGAATAGAATCCCCTCATTCTGTAGAGTGATCCGACACAACCTACACTGAAACTCAAATCTTCTCCTGCGCTTGCCGTGTACTTCCCGAGTAAAAATAATGTGCAGTTATCTATGCCAGTAGCCGATACGTTCACCATTACATCATCGGTTCCGTCAAAACGGATAACAGGATTCCCGTTGATAACACTATCTACCCATAAAGGTTTTGCCGCCGCCGTCCCTTGTGTCAAATTTCTCGCGTTAGTCGATATGTCGTCCCACTGCGAAACGAGATTACTGCCATCTTTAGTTATTCCAGAGTCAGCAGATAAATAAAGTGACGGAGATAACGATAGGGGATTCCATGCTAATGCACCACCCATCATCAATCGTCTCTGAGGCGCTCCCATTAGAATGTACTCCCGTTGACGTAGAGAGTTGGGCCGTTGTCGATAGTGTCGAAAATAAACCGATTGACCTTACCTGTCACAAACGCAGGAGTGCCAATCGGTGTAACAGCCGAGCCTGCTACTTTGTACGCAACAGTCGGAGCATTCGTTCCGACAACTGTATATATGGCTACAGAAAACTCAAATGCACCTGTTGGGATGTTTATGAAGTTAAGGATATAATCAAATCCTGATGTGTCAGTCGGAGTCACCTTAAAAGCGTTGCCGAGAGAACAATCAACATCGTATGTAGCACCATCGGTACTAGCCACGATGTCGGTTCTTGTGTCTTTTTGACCATTGATATAGCCTTGTGCAACCTTAACCCGCTTGATCCCCAACTCTTCATTAACAGCTTGTTGGTTTGTGGATGCTATGTCGTCGAAGGGGCTTGTAGTCACGGAGCTTGCTGATATATTACTCGTTGGCACTTGTCCATAGGGGAGAGAGGAAGCAGTTCGGTAATCAGTATTACTAATCCATGTCAGCGTATTCCCTGCCCCAAAACGATAGATTATTTTCCAGAGCAACCGCCACTCAACAACAAAGTCAACGGGGAGTGTTGGTTGTGCTACAGACTGAGCTTCAGCAAGAGTCATGGTGTTGTTGGCATCCTGACCAACTACAATAGCAAGTTGCGAGTTTCCATTAGCGCTGACAGCATTTGTACCGTACATCCACGAAACAAAATAACCCGTGGTGTTACTAGCTATTTTGTCTGCTAACCCTGTTCCGTTGTCATACTGCGGAATCCCTGCAACGAGTTTATAAGGAGCCGTGACAGCTCTTTCAAAGACCATCGTTCCATCAGAGTGATGATAAAAAAGGTTTGCAGTAGTGTGAATACCGATGTTGTTGAGAATGTCTTCGTCGTAAATGTCACCTTCAGTAACAGAGAACGTTGCGTACTGATTAGCAGCAGGGTTAGATAGATTCAATCCATTAGCGTTATGAGCAGATACATACCTAGCTCCAACGGAATGATGCGCCCAATGATGCCAATGTATATCTCTCCACGAATGGTGCCGTTCTTCCTCCAGAATACCCCTGTGGTTAACTGCATCCCATAGAACAGTTGCAACAAAGGCTTTACCGTCATACCCACCATCAGGCTCTAATATCCATTCGGCAGAAGACACAGTAAGGAGTTGTGTATCAGCATCGTAATAGATGAAGTACCTGCGACTCGTAGCTCCTACCTGCGTGACTGTCTCGGTGTTTTTTAAGTAGCGTTCCCCATCAATATAGACAGGAAAGTTCGTTCCAGTAATCGTGACACTGAATGTATCGTTGACTGCTCCTACGTTCTCCACCATTGAAAGAGTAGAACCTACGTTAGTTGGGAAACCAGAAGGAACATGATTTTCTTTGATAGCGTACTCAAGACTGTCAACAGCCCTCTTTCCCTCAGCAGTTAACTCGTAGTGGTTAGGGTTGCTATAGACAAGTCCATTTGCACTTTTAGTTAGAACAATACCTACTAAGATACGTTGCCCCAAAGTTGGCTCTACGTTTGTCAAGTAGGGACTATTAGTTTGAACCCAAAGTCTATCCCCTTCCTCAAAAGCAGAAGTAGATATGCCTCTTACTAGCCCGCCTCTATTAACAAACCCATGAGTACCTTTAGGAATTGCCATAGTTGACAAACCCATATAGCAACGGCAAGAGGCTTCGCTTGTTACATCTGTTCTGTAACCTATAGGTCTTAAGCCGCTTGAACCATCCAAGGAGATAGGCCAACCATCAAGAATATTTTCAGCCGCATTAGCAGGATTCCAAATAAGCAAGAGAAGTTCTTGATTGACTTGTCCTACAACACCACCAAGACCTGTATGGAGGTTTAGGGTATGGTCATCGGCATTCCAAGTTAAAGAGCCTTCGGGTAAATCACCACTTACAAAAGCAATGTTAAACGAAAGAGTATCTACATTGGCTAAGATATAAGCTTTGATTTGATCTACCGTTGCTTTTAGCGTAGCTCCACTAATATCCCAAACAGGAATCTCTTCTGTTCCTGCAATAACGGTATCTGCTATTAATTCATTTATAGTTTTAGTAGCCATAAGTTATATCCAAGTCAAATATGTTCCGTCTTCAGTTACAAGAAAATCACCATTTTCAGTGACTATGAAGTTATCAATATAAGCTGTAAATCCTTGTTCCATTTGTACTGTAGACTTCATAATATTCAAGAATTGGATAACTGTCGCCAAGTTAGTTTCGTTAGGTACAAAAATAACATCAATCTGTAAATCACTTGGGAATTGTATCGTTGTCTTTCTCATAACAATACCTATTTCGTTGCTTCAGGAAGAACTGCTACACTACCTCTGTATAGTTTTATAACTTCTAATTCAAGAGAGGTCAATTCTACATCGTAATAGTAACGACCTTTAGCAATAGCAGCAGTCTGTATATCAGTTAAAGATATACGTATTGTTCCATTTGCATTACTCGTCACTGCACAGGTAAAGGTAAAGGCAGGAAGAGCATCACTGTAATTCGTCCTTGCCATAGCAGTAGGAGTATATCCATTTAAAGGGAAAGCAGTATAAATATCATCAGGGTCTTTGACTGATATATCCCATTTAAACGTACTGCCTTGGCAGAATTCAAAATCATATTTTTCAGCAATGCAGCTCATATATATGCTCCTATCTAAGTATTGCTAGTTCATTCATTTCAATACGAATTTCTTTTTTAAACTTCTCCGACTTATCTTTACGCGCCATCATATTCAAATACTTCTTAATGATTTCTTTTTTATGTTTCTTCTTCTCATTGTCTGACATAACACCCCAAACTTCAAGAGCACCGTTAATTGTCAGTCCTTTAATAGCACTAGAAAGAGGATCAATATAATCAGGGTTATTTCTATTATCTATGTATGGAACCTTAGCAAGAGCGTTTTTATACTGTCTTTGTGAGATAATTCCTTCACTAAGCAAAGCATTAAGAGGGGCTTTATCACCCATCTTATAAAGGTGCGTTGCTAAGTTTAACTCTTCTTTAATATCCATATCTCTTTGTGAAACCTTGCGACCTTTGTTTTCTTCTCGTCTAATTTCAAATGCTTTATTTGTTGCTTCACTTCTCATGGCACTAGCAGGAGCACCAGTCATGCCTGCAAAGGAACCTATGATCTGCTTAGCACCGTGAATGCCTTTAGTATCAAAAGCTTTAAAAGCAGTAGATACAGAAATAGGAGCAACAATAAACATATGGGCAAAAGTATCTAAAGCCCTTTTAGCAGCAATATCATTCTCGTCTGTTATCTGTACCCCTCTCCAATCTTCCCCAGTCCAAAGGGCTTCATATCCTTTAGAGATAAGACTATTAACACGCCCAGTCCAAAGCTTAGAGAATTGAGCTTCTTCCCCTAGTAGTCCAAGGTGCATCATTATCTTGTATCCCTCTGTGATATACGAAGGGATAGAGACGCGTGAACTAGGATCAAATTTATCCATACGAGGGAACATCCATTTAGTAATACGTGGAATATCCTCATCATCCGGTACTTCCTCTCCTCCACTAGCTGCCCCTGCAATTGCAAATGCTGTAGCAATAAGTCCCGTTGTCATAAAGTGAGAAAGTAGAGCATTGATACCCCACCAACCTTTTTCAGTGAGTTCGTATTGTTCTCCCTTAACCGTAAACCAACCTTTTTTACCAAGGTCTATTCCTGCCTTTGTTAAAGCTTTGAATGAACCAGTAAACCAAGTAAAGGAACGGAATAAAAACTGAAGCCCTGTTTTAAGAGTAGGGTTCATCCACATATTGCGCCAGTTAACTTCACCGAAACGATCTTCTAGGAACTTCATCGTATCAATAGCTATAGCTTCTTTAGTGGTAGTCCCATTAGCAATAGCTTCTTTTTGCTGCTCAATCTTAAGGGTGTATTCCTTTACAAAGGTAGCAAACTTTATCTGAGGGATTGCGTATTCCATAAGCCAAGCAGTTGTAGATTCAAGAGCACCAAACTTAGCTACCTTGAACATAGCGGCTATCTTCTTGTTTGGTTCATTCTTAATAGCTTCAGCGTGGACTTCTGCAAAAGATTCTTTAATAGCAGCCGCATTAGCTTTCCACTGAGAAGGAGCAATAAAAGACTTCCCTGTTTTACTAACTGTTCCGTCTTCACTAATTTTAAAGTAACCTTCACTTGCATTTGTGTATTTCATGTCTCCTAGAGCATGAGCACTAGACCGAAGATCACCACTTTGTTTAGCTAGACCTCCAGAGAAAAAATACATATCAAGAATAGAAATAACATCTATGTCATCCGTCTTAAGCAAGGACTTCAGTTCATTCATAAAAGCAGGTTTATCGAGTAATGTCTTATCCCCTGCAGCCGCTTCAAACATAAAGTTTATTTTGTGGGCATCAGAGGAAATCTGCTTAAGGTTAAACCCTGCCTTTTTAGTCCAAAGAGAAGCTCCTTTATTTTTCTTTAGAAACCAAGACATATTAGAAGCTAGAGCCTCTTGAGTAATCGTAAAGGCGTGGAAAGTAGAGAAAGCAAATTCAATAGAAGTCATTGCGTTCTTTACTTTCATTAACAATTCACCTGTTTTAGTACGCCTTATTATGTCTCTGCCCATAAGAGTTTTAAACATACGAGCAGCATCCTTTTGCATATAGATACGGCCCATCTCAGCCTTAAGGTCTTGAGTCTCTTCTATTCCTTCAATGATACTCTTGGTGATTTGAACATCAGCAAAGACTTTAAAAGCGTTATCATCTACATCATAGTAACCAGCTTCTCTCGCTTCATTACTGGATTCAAACATCTTCATTATGGGTTCGCCGTTTTTAGCGTTAGTCGTTAAACCTTTTTCAATCGCTTCTCGAACGAGGATAACCCTAGTAGCATCACGGACAAACTCAAGGAATACTTTGTTGGGGTTCAGTTCTTTAGGTATAAAGCCTTTAGCTATTTTATTCTTAGCATTAGCTTTATATCCTTCTACACTTATTCCTCTACCTGTTAGCTGAGAGAAAGAATCATCAGCAGTCCAATCGAATTCATTGTCTTGCTTAGCGGCTTTAGAATCATTAAACTTCAATACAAAGCCGTACTTCAACTTATCGTAGTTAGCTAAGGGGTGAATAGCTTGAAGTTTGGCAAAGAGTTCATCTGTAATCTTTTGATAATCTCTAAGGGCCGCAACAATGTTATTCACACCTGCTTGAGTAATCGGAATACCACGCTTCTTTAGGTCACGCATAAAAGAAGTAACGTCATTGTTATTTGGGTTCTCTTTGGTTCCAAAGTCGTAGTTATTCTTACGGAGAGATTCATACATCTCAACTAACTGTTTATCAGTTACCTTCTTGAAAGTGTCTACATGGTTCTTGGCTGCTTGTTGAGTAGCAAAGTAAACAGCCTTCTCTGACATATTAGCCACTTCATAAGCAATCTTCATTTGAGCAGGATCACCCAAGAAGTCAGAGAAAGCCCATTGAGGCTTATGCTCTTTTATCCACAAGACAGCATCAACAAGAAGGTTCTCTATGTTCGTCATTACGTCTTTGTAGTTCTTAGTCCCTTTAGGGAATATCTTTCTCCACATTCCACCGAGCCAACCATTAGGATTAGCAAGCCAACCCTTAACTTCTTCTAGGTAAACATTGCCTAAGGACGGAGTATAATACTTCACAAAGGATTCGTTGCCAGTATTCCTCAGTATGTCATTAACGTAGATTTCACTACGATCTTTACCTGTTATCGCTTGAGTAATGAGAGACTTGATAAGATCGTGAATCTTATCCATGTCTTCATTTTTAATGAGCTTATCACTTCCAAAGTTAGCACCTTCAGTTTGAATGGCTTTATTGACACTCCCTACCATCTTGATAAGACGACCAATCAAACGAGCAGCCAAACCTTTACCTTCAAAACTCTTACCGAGATTAGCGTAGAATTCTTTCGAGTGAATAACATGACTAAAGAGTTGAGCTAAGATTTCTTCTTCTTTCACTTCTAAGCCAAGGTCTTGAGTCATAGACTTCACAGAGTCATACCACTTATCTTGGCCTGCCACTTCAATGACTGCCCTTTTAAATTCAGCATAAGCTTTAGGAGAAGCTTTAAAGACTAAAGCGTGAAAGAGTTCGTGGGCAAAGATACGATGAAGACCACCTTTTTCTTTGAAGTTAATGATGATCTTGTTTCTTCCGTCTACAGAAGAGTTACCTATAAACCTAGACTTATATTCATCATCAGCAACAAAGATCAAGTCGGCATCGAATATCTTAGCAATCTTGGTATAGAGCTTTTTGATAAAGCTAGGGGTTCTACCTATTTTAAGGTTAGGATGTTGTTCTCTAAGTTGCTTTTCAAACTCATTAACAGTTGGTTGTTCTTCAAAGTAACTCTCAAGACTAGGCTCAACCAATGAAGCAGTAAGCGAAGATATTTGAATCTCACTAATCTTATCGGTTGTAAAATTGCTAACCTTTGAAGCTCTAAGGAGTTCACCATAAAGACTTTGGGCAGCCTTAATTCTTTGCCTAGAGGTAAAAGAAACATATGATGGTATTTCTTTTCCACCCCAAACGTCATCTAATATCTGTTGTTCTTCCAAACCAAGATTGAGCTTGACCAAAGATTGAAGGTCATTCTTATTGGGAGTCTCTTTAAGTTTAGCTTTTAACTGAGCAGCTTGGTCTAAGATAATATCCTCTACCAAATTGTTCACGTAGATAGCCACTGAGTCTTTTTTGCCCCCTGTTTTTAGGTAGATATTATAGAGTTCAGCTTCAGTTGGTACTTTGACCTCACTTTGAGGAGTTTGTTCTAAAACCCTCGCAATTTGCTGTTGGTAAGCCGTAAAGTAATTCTCGTTAGTGACAGTGTTTATTTCTAGGTTCTTCTTAGCTATGAGCAGTCGCATTACATAAAGATCATCATTGAGAGTTTTTAGATCATTCTCAGTTTTACGATTATTGAAACGATCAGTAAAGTTAACGAGATAATCTTCTTTAGATATTCCTCTTGCTTCGATAAAGTCTTCAAGTAATCCTAACGATACAAGATCATCGGTCAATGACGAAGCTAAGTGAAGAAATGAATTTTGATTCAGAGCTAAGCTAAAGATCGGTTGATTCTGTGCTTGTTGCCACTCTTTAAGGTTAATAGTATCAGCAGGGTTAAAGCCTCCACTAAACTCTTTAATGAGTTGCGTGTTCTCAGCAACATAACTAACGTCTTTATAGAAATTCACGTTAGGATTGAACGGGCTATAATTAGATTTATTCACAAACTGCATAGTCGTAGCAGAGCGAAGAATAAAAGCAATCATATTGATACGAGACTGCTTATCGGTTATAGCCTTAAAGTCTTCAGTACCATTCTGCTTCATTAAATAAGAATCTACTTCGCCTAAGGTCAGTAAACCCTTTTCCCCTGTCTTTAATTCTTCAATAGCAGTCAAAACAGGAGCAGCATTATCCCTAGCAATCCGGTATTGAGGTTGCTGAATAGTCTTAAAGATATTGTATTGGTGTTCAATCCTAATAGCTTCACGCTCTTTAGGAGTAAGGCTGTTAAACTCTTCTACGGTCTTAGGGATAGTCTTACGAGGGATACCTTCAGTACGTCTTACAGCACGACCTTCAAAAGGACTATCATTAGCGGGAGCATCTTCAATAGGCTGTATGCCTAGTTGTTCAAAGAAAGGAATATCCTCTTCACTTAAGAAAACGGTAGATTCAACTTCTTTATTAATATTCTCTTTAGTGATAACTTTAACTTCACCTGACTTCTTACGAACCAAAGTCTTAGGCTCCATATCAGTTTGTTTCTTAGTTAACTTTTCTTTCCCCCTTTGTTCTCTCATTTCTTTTCTAGCAGTCGTTACTTCTTGAGCTAGAGCTAATCCTTCTTTAAAAGCATCAATAGCATCTATCGGGTCTTCAGCTAAAGCAGCCAAAGACTTACCTTCGACATTGTTATACTCAAGGACGTAATCAACCACATCATTCAAGTCAAAGTCTTTACCGAGTTCCGCAAAGGAGTTAGCCATAAACTCAGCTACTTGTTCATTGTTCTTGGTAAGGGCTTTGTTGGCTAAGAGTTCTTTGTATATACGATCAAAGGTCTTTTCGTTCTTAGCTTGAAACTTCTCAACAAACTCTTGGAATTTAGCATCCCAATCAATCGCCTTACGTTTCTTTGAAGCTTCAAATTCTTTTTGTATCTTTTCTGTCTCATAATCCCAAAGCTTAGATACAGTCTTAGCCCAAACTGCTTTTTTGGTGCTCATGCCTATGCCTTCTAGGGCATCAGCTCCCTTAGTAGCAGTCCGACTAAACGAACGACCACCTTCCATGTAGTCATCGTCTGTATCTTCACGTTCTTCAACTAGCTGTCTGTTAATTTCATCAGCCTGAGAGAATTCATCTAAAGACTCAACTTGTTCCATTTCAAAATCATCTTCACGCTCTATATCTTCTTTGCGCTGCTTAAGACTTTGTGCCTCCATTGCTTCTATCTTTTGGGTATCCATCAACCACTTATCGTAGTTTTTATCCATGAAGCTTTCAAAGGTCTTGTCTTTATCTTCTACTGTTCTCTTGGGTTGTTTAGCCCAAAAGTCGTTCATCTCTTTAGCAGTCACTTCAAGTTTAAAGGCAATACCATTCTCAGGTTTAACGGTAACGGTAATATTCTGACCATCCCAAACCTTGTTAAATGGCTTACGATAAAGTTCTTCACCTGCTTCATATTGAGTAATGTCAATCTTCTTACCAGCTCGATCAAACCAATCACCTTGAAGATCTTTGTTGTAAGCGTTAAGAGCTTTAAGATATTCACCCTTGGTAGCAAAATGCTTTACGTTAGGCTCAAGGGGTTTCTTTGTAATGTTACGGATAACGGTAGGAGATTCAAAGGTAGGTAGATAATCATATTCAAAAGTAACACCTTTGGTAGAAGTAATTTCTTGCCCTAAAGGAGAAATAATCTTCCCACCTTCTATCTTCCCTGTTCTCAATTGACGATAATCTTTTTCTTGCTTATGAATCTTGAAAGAAGCATTAACAAACTTCTTGGCTTTCTCTCCAAACTGTTGAACGAACTTATCTTGGAATGTTTTGTAATTAGGTGAAGCTTTAAACATCTTCTTGGTAGCAACAAAGAAATCTTCTAACTCTTGCTTGAGTTCTTTAGCGGCATAAGCAAAGTTACTAACTGTTAGGTTCTTTGAATCACTAGAAGAAAGCTTAGGCTGATAAGTTCCTACCGTACTAAGCGGCTTAGCTTTACCTCTAGTCTCTAGCTCAAAAGATTTAAAAACACGCAAAGGAATAGAGCTTGTACCTCCAACTTTGTAAGCACTACGGAACTTCTTAGTGAAGTCAGCAAAGTTCTCTGATTGGGAATACATTCTTTCGGTGTCTGAGTACATTTTACGTGCATCCAGACCTATGGTTGAAGCTATATCTTCTATGACATGATACTTAGTATTAACTTGTTTTCCAGTACCTTCTTTTGCAAGATAAATATTGGTTGTGTCACTATCATCTTCTACTAATTGTGATCTATCGAAGAGAATAAGATAAGCAGAGTCAGTACCCTCACTATTATCAAAGGCATCAAATCCCTTAGCTTTGGCTTCAGCTATAGCAGCCGGTGAAACTTCTGTGCTTTTAAAACCATCAATAGCGTGACGTTCCTTGCCTTTTGCCGGTTTATTAACAATGACACGATACGCTTTAACAGGGCCATACTCAGCAGCTTCTTTTTTATTGAGGGTCAAATAGATACCAGCACTACCATTAGGAGGTAGACCAGCACCACCGGAAGGGCCAGTTCTATCAAGAGTACCACCATGATAAAAGACCTTCTTCATCTTTGAGTTATCAAGAGCTTTAACTTCTTCTGCTTTAAGTTCAGAGAATTTCTTGATAGGCGTTAAGGTTTTTCTATATTCTTCAGCAGCTTCTAATTCTTCATAGTGTTTTGCCATTTCATCATAATAAGCATCGTCACGTACTACTTCTTCAGGTTCATCTAGTTCAAAAACTTCTTCCTTTTGCAATCTGTTATTTACAAATTCAGCTAAAGCATCAGCATGTGATTCTTCTTTATTCTTTGTTGCTTTGGTATTTCCATAAAGAAGTGTCTTACCATCAAGAACACCTTTATTGATTTGATCTATAACCCAAGCTTGTCTTTCTGGTTCTATGTCTGAATGCTTACCTGCTAACCATTCCTTAAACATCTTAACTGATTCAGCAGTATTAGCAGTCGGGACTGTTCCTGCTATCTTCTCACTAGAAAATGGATTGCCAAAATGTTGTTTGCTACCCCACTTACGGTAGACACTAACACCTTCTCCTTTAGATTGAGATTCCCAAGGATTAGCAACGATCTTTACAGCGGTCTTTTGTTCTTCTGGTGTATAGAACTTTTGAACTTCATCATTGTCTTTAGTGATAACATTAATTCTATCTTGCTTCTCTTGCATCTTTACAGGATTAGATATGAGCAGGTCAGGACGATTAGCTATTAAGGTTTTATTCTTTAACTGCTCTTTAAGAACATCTATCTCATCATCCAACTTCTTTACTTCTAGCTGTTGCTCTACAGGTAGCTTACTAACAGTAACCCTAGAAAAAGAACCTCTTTCCTCTTTGAGCTTAGGCCAGAGTTTAGCGGCAAGCCCTTGAGTGTTAGTACCTAGAGTAGCGTTCAACTTCTCTCTAAAGTCACTAGCATTCTTTGACTGTGAATAGACTTGAACAATGAGGCTATTCAGTTCACTCGGATCAGCTTTTATCTTAGTTGCAAAGGACAAAACACTGGAAGGTATAGTAGATGCTTCATTGAGTTTTTTATCTAAAGAATCCTGCATCAGTCCTTTGTCTTGAGTGATAGAATCTACAGCTTGGGCAGTCTGATTAACCTTATTTGACACATCTACAAGTATCTTTTGTTCTTCAATAGTCGGAGCACCTTGAATAAGAGACACCGGCTGTTTGCCACCAACAATATCACTTCCTAAAACTTCAGCTTGCTCAGTGAGAGTATTCCCTAACTCACTACCTAACGCTGCTTTAGTCTCATGGAACATATCTTCTATCTTAACTTTTTCATTATCTACGATAGCTTTATAGCCAGCCATAGGGCCACCCATTAAGCCACCAGAGATAGCACCCATACCCATAGCTTCGCTAACACCTTTATCCCAAGGCTTACCAGTAGCTAAATTCTGAAGTGATTGTTCTTGTCCAGACTGAAGAAGTTCTTCACCAGCTTCAAAGCCAGCACCTTTGAGAGTAGCACCAGTAATCATTTTACGCTTGAGCATAGCAGTCGGATCAGTGTAATCAATATCTATATCATCTACACCAGCCATTCGACCTAGTTTACTACTACCCATACCTATGCCAGCCGTTAAAGCACCAGCACCCAATGAGTAACCATAGTTCTCTAGTGTACCGTAATCTTCTCCTGTTTCTTTACGGGTAGATTCAAAGGAAGTACCAGCAGTCAAAAGACCTTCACCTAGACCGGCTGCTAAGTTAGGAGATATACCAAGAGCAGGAACCATCTTTGTTGCTAGCCCTCTCCCTAAGAACATAGAAGGAAGAGATTGAACAACGCTACCGATAGCTACAGCAGGTTCACTAACAGCAGTCCCTAGACCACCTAAAAAGCTTTCATCAAAAGCCTTAGATACATCCCTTTGCTCTTGCTTGCGTTCATCAGAATAAAACTCTGACAACAACCTATGTGTTTCTTCTGGATTGTAACCTAACTCTTGAAATCCTTTACCCGCTACTCCCCCTGTAGCTAAAGAAGCCAATCCTACTACAGCTTCACCAGCACCAATACCAGCCCTAGCAACATCAACCCCTAAGTCTTTAGTCCTATCCCAAAATCCTGCATTTGGAATAGCACTTACCTTGTTAGGATTGATCTTCTTAGAAGCATAATTATAAAAACCATTATTATCTAAAGGAGAAGCCATTTAAAAACTCCAAACTTTATTTACGTTTAGGAAGAGCAGCCGGTACATAACGTCCACGTTGACGAGGGGAAGCGTCTTTATCATTCCACCAACCAAACCTGTCTACAGCAGGTACTTCAGGAGTTTCTTGAATATATTCAGGAAGTCCACCTTGAGATAAAATACGAATCTGTTCATTTATTTGAGCAAGCTGTTCATCGTTCAAGTCTTTATTAGCAGATTGCTTGTAAAGATCGGCAAGCATATTTTGCTTCATTGCTTCTTCTTTAGTCGTAGGAGCATTAAGAGCAGCCGCCTTGTCGATAGCTAATTTATAAGGAGCCGCTTGCTGTTTAAGGTCAAGTTCTCCTTGTTGAATACCTAAGCCAGATTTAACTAGATCGGCACGATAACGGTCAACATCCAAAGCACTTTTCTTTTGCTCTGCTTCAACAGGGGCATAAGTTCTAGCTCTGTTCTCTTGAGCAAACTGAGGAAGAGCAGTCATCTGTTTACCGTATATACTCTTTTCAAAATTCTCTTGTGCTGCATCTTCATTGGCTATTTTTGGATCAATCATCATGGCGGCTATAGCACCTGCACCATCTGTAATTCTCTTCCCACCTGTAATAGCATTTAGTCTTTCTTCAAAGCTTCTACGCTTATACTTAGGGGCTTCAGGCATTTCAATTTGATCCATAGTGGGGGCTTTAAACCCACTTGTTGTATATTGAGGAAGAGAAGGTGTTTTGATAACCGGAGGAGCTACCTCATTATTCACAACTGGTATTGGTTCTAAGGCTGCCACAGCTTGTTTAGCGGGAGCTTCTTGAACTTCGGGAGCTTTAACAGGTAACGGTATATCAGGCAAACGTTCACCCATAGCAGCAATACCACCACCTAAATGTTGTTTATCTCTATTAGGCCAATACACCTGACTCTTCATTTTGCTCATAGCTTGCAATGGAGTTAAAGGTGTTGAAACTTTAGTAGAAAGAGACGCAGGCATTTTCATTGCGCCAATCGGTGCGTTTTTATTTATATCTTCTGTATTAGTCATTACTATTTCTCCTCATATCTCAGAAAGGTATTACTTTTCCTCATGTCTTATACCTGTGAATCTACCGCCGTGAGCAACAAATAAAGAGCCATATCCTTCTGCTATATTAGAAGCTAGTTTAATATTCTCTAAGACTAAGTTAGCTTGAGCTTCTACATTAGCAGTCGAAGTAGAAATAAAAGTTCCAAGACGAGCTAAGTTTTGTTGAAGCAGAAATTCATTTGCTTTTATATCAGCATCTTGACTCAATTTAGATACTTTTACAAATTCACCTATATAACTGATAGAAGCTTTAAGTTCACTTGTTCTCTTTTCAATCTCAGCGATATAAGAATCTACTGCTGCACTTATAATAACCTTTGCAACTTCAGCATATTTAATAGCAAAATCCATGTGTAACTTTTCTAAACTAATACCATTTTCAAAAGCCCACTGCAAATTCTGCTGTATAGTCTTAGACAATTCAATAAAGATATTGTTTGTTTTTTCTGTTCTTTGCCTATCATATTTCCCTAGCATTGTAGTTATGTCATAGGTCATAGCACCTGTAGGAGCTAGATAACCATCAGAAGCCCACTTAGCAGCTATGTTATTAACCTCTTGAGTTAAATCATCTGTATCAAGTTCAAACCCTTCATCATAAAGGGCTGTGTTAATAGCATTCTCTATTGTCTCTTGATTGAATGAATAGCCAGTTCCTAGAGAGAATTGATTATAAATATCCTTTATTACCTTTTGGAAATTATTTAAGCTGCCATCGTCATAAATATGATTCTTGTACCGTTCATTTTGAAACGCATCAAGAATAGGGGGACGATCAGGGATAGTAAAATTAAGTCCATCTATAGCAGTCGTTACTTCATCTACTTTAGCAATAGAGAAAGTAAGTGCATTTTCAAAAGTCTCAGCAACACTATCGTCCAAAGCAAACAAAGAACCATAAGTAGAGACAAAGGCTTCATCTTGATTTATGGCATTTAAAAAGTCAGATTGAGCATCTCTTATAGCATTGGCTTGAGCATCCCAAAGAGAAGATACATTAACCATGTCATCTGTAGGTAGAGTTTCAGCCATTAATTTATTCCTCGGTTGCCCCTATTGTCTCTGAAGAAATACCCATAACCTGACCACCGTAAGCAGAGAATATAGATTTAAACCCATCTGCTACATTCTTGTTGCCAGTGATACGAGCATCAAGATTTTTAAAGTTAGACCCTAAATAAGAAGAATACTGTTTAGCGTATTCCCCTAAACGGGCAGTAATCTGTTTAATCTGCAATTCATATTCAGCCGATTCTCTTTCAAGGTTAATCGTAGCATATTGATACTCTGCATTTATCTCTTGAAGTCTAGCTTCAAACTCAGCAATGTTCGCCATTGATTCAGCCTTATAAATAGCTATGTTTGCGGAGGTTAAATTAAAAGTGAGGTTATTGTATTGGTTCACATAGTTTGTGTGCATTTCGTGTATCTGTAGTTGGTTTTTATTTGCCCACTGCATACTTCCTTGAGCTAATTTAAACAACTCAGCAAAGATGTTACGTTCTCTATCACTTCTCTTAAGGTCATGCCTAGATTGCAACCAATCAATATTAGCAGTCTGATCGTTTGAAGGAAAAAGATTAGCCAAAGAAATAAAAGTATTTAAATCTCTTTGATCTGATTTATCTTGAGCTTGTATCAAGATACTCTTTAAAGCATCCGGTATCATAATAGCGTTTAAGCTATAAAGAATGCCTTCATCAGCAGTCGAGACAATAGAGATAATCTTATTCTCTATTTCATTTAAGGTTTGGTCTATTCCTTCTGTTTGCCATACTCTTTGTTTTGTTCTTGTTAGTGTGTCGTCAAAAGTTTGTTGTTCTTGAATGGGAAGAAACTCAATAGACTTAACCTTATCAAGTAAAGTATCAATTCCAGTAAACTCAATAGTAAGAATTTCGTTAAGAATTAGGTTAGCATTAGGAGAAATTGCAGTTATTTCTTGCGCTACATCTTGAAGGTTATCAAGTTTAGTTTCGTATTCTGATTTAACAGAACGCATTTCATCTGCTAATTCATTATATAATTCTTGATTCGTTGCCATTGATTAAACTCTTCTCTGTAGTTCATTAGCTACCAAGTCAATTGTTCTTATCTCGCTATAATTATTTCCATTAGAGACAATAGCAAACTGCCAGTTAGAACCTTTAAGACCTTTAGACAACACAATCTTTTTATTGCTTAAGTTCTCTTGTCCTACTTCAGCAAAATTAGCTAAATATTTTCTTTCTGTAATTTCATTATTCTTTACGTGAAATTCTATGTTCTCACTTGACCTAGACCATAGATAGGCATCACTAATATTTTTGTCTTTAACAGTTCCAAAGTTAAGCAGTCCAGTTTGTGCCGCTGCTATGTTACTTCCATCTCTGTAAGTTGTATGGGATTTAGTCCTTAAGTTCACAACGATATAATTGTTCCCTGTAATAGAATCAAATATATCATCTGCATCAGGAATGATAATTTGTGTAGAACTTAAAGAAGCAGTCGCCTTAGTTGAAACTAAGAAAGCCTGCTGACTAAGAGCGATATACGTTAACGAATAAGCCCCACCTCTCATTCCTATTGAATTAACAACAGGAGAAGCTTGAATGCTGTTAGCAGTGTAGCTTAAAAGAGACAGTGAAACCTTATTAACGGTAACAGCACATCCAATATATGGAGTTGTTTCTAATTGCGAAGTTCCACTTACATTTAAAACATTAACTTTTGAAACTATAGAGGGGATTGTAAATAATGAACCACTACTTGAAATAGAAAGAGTTTGTCCTGCTGCTGCTATAGACGTTTCATAAAGAACACCATTACTGATTCGTTCTATAACTGAATAACACCCTACAACAGCCTTAATATCTCCTATTACTTCCAAAAGAATACTATGACCATTATCAACAACAGTAGAAGTTACGCTTGAAACAGCATTAATTTTACCAATATACTTTGTCTCTATTCCTGTTAAAGCAACAACAAAAGCAGAAGGTGTTGCTACAGAACCAATACTACCTAAAATATTTGTTTCATTTGAAACAATACTGTTTGGTTTGCCAATAGAAGGGACTAACCCTGTAACTTCAGTTGTTCCAAAAGATTCAAGACTAGATGCAGGTTGAGATACAGCAGAAACAGTACCGACTATATTTGTTGAAACAATTTTTGGGAAGGTATATGTTCCTGTCCCATTAACAATAACGAATGTATCTGGAATATCAGCAGGTAATTGTGTCCCAACAGAACTAACAGTAACAGGAGTTATGGAAGGAGCTTCATATGTTCCTGTTTCATTTATAAGAACAAGTGTAGACATATGAATCCTTATTAGATTACGTCAAAAAACTCTATCGCCGTATCCTCATCGTAGGTATCACGATCAAGTTGACAAACAAATTCTCCACCATTATTTATACTGTAAAGAAACAGATCGTCAGCAGCATTAGTGCAGAGATAATATCCTTTTGATAACTGTTTTATAACTCCACCAGAAGGAATTGTTAGATAGCTATAAGTTGGAGATATTACTTGATTAGATGTATCAATGTTGTCTATTTTTGCAAGTGCACCTGTTGAATCATTCAGAAGAACATAGAGAGTACCACCTATAATAGAGTACCCATAATTTAAACAAGAATTGGAAGATGTTTTTACATATGCAACATTAACATTAGCAGTCCAAACTCCATTTTTAATAGAAAGATTAGGTTGACTTGTTACACTATCCTTTCCTAATCCATAAATACGACGGTCAACTGTAGTTCCATAAGTTTCACAGATTAAGAGGGTAGGGCTAATTCGTGAATTCACATAAAAGGAATCATAAAAATAATTTTCATTAATATTATAAGTAACAATATTGCTAAAGACAGCAGTTCCTGTTAAGCCGCTTGCTGTTCCAACAATTAACCCTGAATAATGACCAAATTGATCTTTAAGAAATTCAACTTTAGAAATAGACGTAAAAGATGTAATAAGTCCTGATCCATTATTATACTTAGCCGTACCAACAGACACAGGTGCAGATGTAAACTCTGTAGGGGGAAAAGGTATGACTCCCTGAATGGAAATACCCCCACCAGAGGTAGATGTTAATATGGTATATGCACCTGTTGATCTATCTTTTACATATGATATTAAACCGCCCGTAGGCAGTTCACTACCTGTTATTGTTTGCTTTGTTATTGCTACACTCATATTAAGCCCCTATTAGGTAGGAGTACCATTACCAAGAATAAAGGTCGGAGTAATCGTAAGCGTATCACCATTAACAAGAGGTGTATAAGCAGACGAAAGAGTTTCAGCAAACAAAAGAGTCGTACCAGTAATAACTTGATACCCCTTAATAGACCCTGCTGTAATAACTCCCGTAAAGACAAAACTCTCAGCACCCCAAGTAGCAATAGGAATACCTGAACTGTTAGTCGTTATAGTTGCATCATTCGCCATTGCTAAATCAGCATATCCACCACCACTTGCAAGCGTATGGGTCGTGTAAATATCAGCATCAGCAAGAGCGTTAGAGTCTGTAAAAAGTTGCAATGTAAAGACAGTTGGTTTAGCTGTAGCTCCAAACAGAATATTCAACAGAAGTTGTCCACCAACATCAGATACTTTAGCAGCCATGATATTTTCTCCTTATTAGGCCATCTTCTTATTGATTTTAAGACGGAAAGAATTAATGACAGATTCTATCTCTGCCCCACTTGTCGTATTGACCGCAAAGGTAGCAGTCGGACTCATAACGAAATCAGTCCCGCTTGTTCCTACAGAGAAGTCAACTCGGATATAGCCAGTTTCACCTGAAGTAGCAGTAGAACCATCATCACCACTAGAAGCACAGATTCTAGCCCATCCTGCGGTATAGGTTGTCCCATTGACTATTCCCGTAAAGACAGCAGTAGCAGCGGCAGTAGCAGGGCCAAATCCGTTCTTGCCTTTCCAAGTCTCTGTAGAACTCTTTTCAATGTAGAAAATATCTTCAGCAGGACTCAGACTCGCCCCATCAAGAGGAGCACCAAAAGTAAGGCCGTTGCTACTTGCTACACCTGTAGTAAATACTCCACCACCAACAGGATCGTAGGTAGAAGTAACACCAGAACCGGCAACAACCATAAGGCAGGAGTTAAAAGCAGTACCAGAACCTTTAGGAGCTGATATAGTTACAACACCCGAAGAGGAAGTTGCAGTAAAGTCACAGTTAGCAATGTTGGCATTAATAGCAGCAGCAACCTGAATTGCCAAAGTTGTATCATCTGTAGCAGAAGCCGTTACAGTCCCACCTAGAATATCAAAACTGTTTGTTCCTGCGGCTCCACCAATCTTGATAGAAGTAATAGTATCATTAGCAGTCGTATCAGTGAATGTTACTTTCCACTGTGCCTTAGTATCAGCTACATATACACCGTCATTCACAGTGAAAGCGATAATTGGTTGAGATGTTCCTATGGAACTATTTCCGCTGGTCGGTTGCGTTCCTGTATAAAACACCAAATGAGCACCGGATAATGCCCTACGCAAACCTACATCTCCCGCCATAAGTGCTGTTGCAGCGTCACTAAATCTAATAGCCATTTCTTTTATCTCCTATTAATAAGCGTCTACGTCTAAGGTTACTTGACTTGTTTGTTCGTTATAAGAATCTCCAATATCATTAATCATGCGAACTTGATATTGAATCATACCATTTTTCTCTTGGATATAAGAAATTCCTCTTTGTCCTGCTATGTAAGAGAAAGTCCCTTCAGAGATATTTGTTAAGTTTCCATTAGCATCACCTACGCAAATACCAAAGGTAGTAGCAAAGATAGCAACAAATCCTTCTTGTTTAAGAAGCATCTTAGAAGCTGCAATCTTTTCTCCCGTTCCCATAATGGCAGGATAATTATATTCAGCTACTTGTGTGAATCCACTTACCTCAATAGGGTTTCTACCTTTGTGAAAATAAAGATTAGTTGTTGTACTAACCCACATTCCAGTTTCTATCTCTTGTATCAAAGTAATAGCAGACGAATATTTTATAGAAGTACGTCTATCTTCATATTCACTTGAAAATGGTTTTGTATATCTTAGTGTATCTCCTGTAGCTGTAAATGTTCTTCCACCAAGAGATTGAGTAAGCTTAGCATCATAAGTCTTAGAGAAAATAGCAGGGCTAACTTCTCTTTTTACTAATCCACCATTATCGTCAATATCAAAGTTTATACATTTAACGAGTTCACAAGAACCAAAGTTTCCTTGCTTGGTACTGGCTGGTTGTTTCAATGCTGACGGTTCTTGCATATTATTAATGCCGTCAAAACTTTGAATTGTCCAAGTTGTATTCATCGAAAAGCACCCATAGCAAAGTTAGGAGAAAGCATCGTATTTAATATAGTCTCCTGTTGTTTAATCTCGTCTATGTCTTGGAGATAAAGGGCTTGATACTCAGCAGCCTTAGCAGGGTTGATAGCATCACTGTCTTGCTTCCTAAACATAAGACTTAACACGCCATTCTTGAAATAGTCGTGATAGTGAATCCTAAATTCAGGTTCATCATCATCTAAAATCAAGTCAGTCAAAGGAAGTCTACGAACTACTAACCGGAGGTAATCAGTTTCACTATCTCTAAAGTTTAAAGCAATCTTGCCATTGGTTAAATCAGTTGCATACTCTGTAGGCATCCCCATGACTTGTTCCCACCAAGGATTAGTTTGCCACTTAGCACAACCAACCTTAGTAAGTTTCCACTGTCTGAGAGTCCATTTGACTTCTTCTATCTGTAGAATACGTCTATCTAGGTCATAGAGATATGGAGCTACGTCCTGCTGATAAAGCCAAGAGTTAGGATCATTAGCCCAAATGTAATCCATTGTTCCTGATACATAGGTTGTATAGTCAACAGTAGCAGTCGGAATCAAACAGATACTAACCGTTTCGTTATCCCTAATACATTTTGTTTCTCTGGCAATCTCACGATAAACGCGATTGATATAACGCTTCATATCATGTTCAGGCCAAAGTCTATCGGAGTCAACTAAAGCAACATCTCTAGCCTCTTGCCAACATTCTTCGCGTATATCTTTTAAGTTCATAGGTGTGAACCTTAAATGTCGTGGTTAAAGTTCTTATATACTTCGTCAAGTTGTTCATCACTTACTAAGAATCCACAAATAGCAGTCACATTTTCTTTTACGTGCCTACCATTAACAATCAAATTAGGAGGAAGAATCTTTATGCAATTACTAATAGAGAAAAGCTTATCCTCTTCGTTCATCTTAATATTAGATTCTTCACGTAGTTCTAAAGGTTTTCCATTGAAATCCTCGTTCTTCACAATAGACTGATAGGAAACCTTAGGTTTAAAAACTTCTCTCTCCAAAGTGCTGTATTTATCGTGCAAAATCACCAAGGAATTACGCATTTGAACAACTTCTTCAGTCAACTCAGAAAGAATTTTAACTAGATCAGCAATAGGGTTCTCTTTGATTTCTTCAACGATCTTTTTGGGCCTCATGGGAGGTATCCTTTTTTTGTGTGAGTCAAGGGGCAGAGGTTAGGCTGTAACCTAACTTACCCCTATCATACAGTTAAGAGTTAAACGCTGTAAGTCGAATAAGTGTTAGAAGCAAAGTCAATCTCAGCACAAACAAGAAGGACTTGAACATTCCAAACAACAGCAGGACTAGCACCAACGCCAAGAGTAATGGTAATGGTATCATCAGCACCAAGTAAGGCAACACCGGCAGTAGTTACCGTTGCAACAGTCCAACCAGTGGCAGCAGGAGCAGTAGCAGCAACAAAGACAGCATTCGGAGAAGTCGTTGCTTTGAGTTCTACTGTGGTGCTGTTGGTATTAGCAGTATCGCACTTGATGTAAGCACCGAGAACATGCGTACCGGAAGGGATATAAGCCGACAATGCGCCAGTATCACCAGAAGCAGAACCAGCGGCAATCTTAATGTTAAGAATGCGAGTATAAACTTGCCCGATAGTATCGGACTGACGAGCACCACGCTTAGGCCGAAGCTCAGTGGTGATGGGGGCAACAGTAAAAGCAGACATATTGATTCTCCTTTATTGGGGGTTATTGCTAACCCCCCTTTGTTAAAAGTTATTAAGCGTTTTTGATGAAGTCAACACCAACAAGCTGCGGTTTAATGATATTGAAACCATAAATTTGAAGACCTTGCATCATTTTACCGAAAGCAAACGGATTGTCGATAATGCGGGACTCAGTAATCTGAGTTGCAAAAGTCGTTGCGTACTTACAGCCGAAAATGACAGCGTTACCAACAGTATCAGCACCCTCAGTGGAGTACGGAGTGTTGTTAGAGAATATTACCTCAAAGCGGTCAATCTTCGGAACAACACCAGAGATAATACCGGCAGTATTCTGACCAGTTGCATACGCAAGACCAAAGTTATTGCTGCTCATGGACAACAAAACAGAACGTGCCCAAGTCGGAAGAATAACAAAACGTCCATCATCAGGTGCGTTGTTTTCGTCAAGGTGACGACCATATGCAAGGATAATGGCAGTCAACTTGTCTCCGGTGTTAGCCGAAATAGAAGTACCCGAAGTGCCAAGAACAATTGCAGAACCACGAGCAGTCGTACCACCATTAACAAGAGCACCTTTAGCAATGGTATATTCGCTCATGGTCGGGCCAGCAGTAGCCGTGTAACCCATGATTGTAGTAGCAGCAGCCGAAGTAGCAACAGCACCAGCAGCGGCAAGAGAAACAAGCACATTACGGTCAATAACCTGTGCCATTTGCTTACTAGCGTCTTCACCCCAAGTATTCATCAAGTTAATGTCAGACTGAAACTCATCAACCTTATCCAGAGCGAACGAGAAGCCTTCACCTTGGTCAATCTTCAAAGTGACATACGGAGACTCAGGATTCTGAACCGGAAGAACCATACCCTTTTTGTAGCGGAAAGTTTCAATGGTCGGACGAGTACGAATGTAAACAGTATCGCCGTGTGATTTAATATCACCCTCATAATCGGTGTTGCTGATTTTTGAGAAGACAGTATTCGGATAGAACTTCTTAATAAGAAGTGCGCTATAAATAGCAGGAATATACTGGCTAGAACTACCAGTGGAGTAATCAGGATTTCCAGGCTGAACAGGATATACACTCATTTTGTTTCTCCTTGGGCGGGTGTTCTCCCGCAAAAAGGATTGTGATATTTATTCACAATATAGGGTTAAAGAACTAATTACGCATTCTGTTTTGGCTAGGAGCTGACATAAGGTCTTCCCAAAGGGCTTTAGATTCTTCTGGTGTATATTTGCCCATTCGGTCTTCCTTTTGGAACTCTGCCATTGTTTCTCTTGTCCAAATACGAGCTTCCTCAGTCTTTGGAGTTGTGTGAGTTGTGGTTCTGCTTGGAGCTACAAGAGCTTCTTTAGCAGGGTTTGGCTGTTTAACTACTTTCTCGGGAACAGAAGTCACAGGAGCAGAACCAAGATAAGCATTAAACACGTGAGCAAGTCCGTCTGCATTCCAATTGTCATTATGATGCTTAACAATATCAGAATATTTAAACCCGCTGTTTGGCTCAACACTATCAAGGAAACTAACAAACTTCTCATCCTTGCCTGCCCAAAGAGCTTTCCAATCACCCTCTACTTTCGTATCAAGATAATCAGTAAAATTCTTTTGAGCAGCCTTTACTTGTGTCTCTTCAACACTTGCAACTTGATCTGTAATCGGTTGCATACGTTCTTTGAGAATAGCTTCAGCTTCCATCTTGGCTAGCATCCGGTTCATCTCAACTAATTCATCACCATATTCCTCACGATATTTAGCCAATTTATCTTCGTAAGGATTTACTTCTTTAATCTCTTCCTTTGGAGTAGTCTGTTGACCAAGTTTATCAAAGATCATTTGCTTCAGTTCTTTTAGTTCACTATGAAGCCGTGGTACTTCAGCATCATACTTCCCTTTAAGAGTATTGTACTTCGTAGCAAACTTTTCTTCTTCTTGATCTACAACATCTTCCTCTTCTTGTGTCTCTTCCTCTTGAACTTCTTCTTCGATTTGTTCGTTTCCCTCTTCTTCTTTAGGGGCAAACAAACCTTTATGAACTTCTTCAGCAAGAGCAGCTTGTTCTTCTACCTGTTTCGGGATCATGTTGTACTCCTTTTGGGGCGGCTCTAAGTCCGTTTCCCATGTTGTTTTAGTTTAGAATATGAGCCTATTGGTATTCATACTCTTTAGTTCCAATGCTCTTGAATATCTTGTTGGACTACTTCTTTATCACAAGTGAGGAAAGAATCTACCAAAGAGTCAATAGCTATAGCATACCCTTTGTGAATATCATTCATCTCTATTCCATCTCTTTTGTACGCTTCATAGTTAAGGCGTGACAATTCATTAAGATAATCAATAAAGTCAGGGCCATCTGTAGAAGTCTTAATTCTCTTTAGCAGAGCTTGAATGTTATCCATTGTTTACTCCTGCCTTTGAGCCGTCCACATTCATGCCAGCGGCTTTCTTCTTACCACCGCCACCATTAGAGTTTTGTCCGTTCATTTGGTTAGGGTCAGTAGACATGTCCACACCAGCTTGAGCGTTTATCAACATCTCTAGTTGCATCTGTGCTGATTCACTCCCTTCCAGTCTCGCCATATCAGGTAGGACAATATCGTTACTCTTAGCAATCTGAGCAGCCAAAGCACCCAAGTTCTTAGCACCTAGAATCTGACTAAGCACAGGAGTCATAGCAACTTGCAAGAACTCTACTTTCCTCTGTGCTTGTTGCTCTTTCGCTTGAAGCCCACTTACACCTTTAGCCACTACTCTAGCGTCACCCTTGGAAGTCTCATCTTCAGAGAACTTCATATTGAAGTCGTAACACATCTTCATATAAGGGGTGATAATGTCATCGTCTATGTTTGCTACCACACCCTTAATAGAACGTGAAGCAGCAGCAAGCAACTGAGTAAACACAGTGGCAGTACCCGCAGTAACACCCGATTGACTTGCTCCTTGTGCATAGGCAGGCACCGTCATTTCGTCTAAGAGTTTACCAAAAAATTGAAACGCATTTATCAGCTCTTGAGAGTGCATTTGAGGTTGATAGTAATTAACAGCAGGGCCGTTGTTCTTCATTTGCATTGAAGTAGATTCAATCTGTCTCCAAGGATAAATAGGAGTCTTCATGTCTACTCTGTCTTTATCTATTTCGCACATAGGGCCAGAAGCAATAGCAATATTGTTAATCAATGCCCTTACAATGGCCTGCATACTATCTTCAACAGCAGCCCCAAACTCAATCAGTCCTTCTCCTACGATCCATTCAGGGTTTTTAGCCCAACTAGATACATGATAAGGTTTTCTTCCTAATGAGTCAGGATTGATAACAGCTTTTATAACGTGCTTACCTATTTTCCAACAATTAGCTTGATATTCCATTTGAGGATCAAGATTACCTTCAGCACCCCAATCAATGAGCATCTTGCCAGAAACCGTCCCGTAGAACTCCTGTGCCAAAATAAAATCCATGATAGTCGAAGAAGAATTCGATGTTGTAGGTGTAGAACTGTAAGTGTTTATTTTTTCTTTTGTAACTTGTCTTACTTCTGTCTCGTCCTCTATGGAAAACCATTTTGATTTAAGCTCCCCTTTTTCGTACTCAGCCAAGACAGCTCTTATTTCTGCTTCATCGTAAGAAGGAACACCTATTAGATCAGTAATGGCCTGCTTAGTTAATTCGTGTATTTCAATTACGTCACCATCGTTAATAGACTTCATTCCTTTCGACGGATAGAAGTTAAATGGAGAAACGCAATACACATCATTCACAAGAGTATCTATAGTTGTTAATTCATATGTACCTGTTTCACTAGGAACCCAAACCTGCTTCTTCTTCTTAGTCAAGATTGGGCCTTTAATGACACCGAACTTTAAACGAACAAAGTAATAAAGGAAGTCTTTAAAAGCATCATTCCAACCACCTTCTTGATTTTGATCTCTAATCTCTTTAGCGGCTCTATCGCAACGCTCTTGAGCTTCTTTCTTTAAGTCCTCTTTAGCGTAGTCTAGTTTCTCTTGGTAATAGTCATTAAGCAAGCGAGCTATTTCATTAGGGTCAGCTTGAATGCCTTGCTCTACCATTAACATTTGAGCTTGTTCAGCTTCTTGTAAGCATTGCTGTTTAATAGCTTCCAGTGTTTCATCTGGCAAGTCAGGAATCTCTGTAGGCTCAAGAGTCCAAGGAATATCAATATCCCCTCGGTAAATATCTTTAATCCAAGATTCAGCAGCCCTAGCTTTATTCTCTCCTACTCGTATAAAGGCTTCACTTCCTTTAAAGGCTCTAATAGCAGCTAGTTTGATAGGATCATACTCACCACGAACCCTTCTAAGGGCTTGAACCATTTCTTTACGAACAGATTTAAAGTCAGCTTGATTTTTCTGCCAAATTTTTTCAATATGCTTAGACAGTTCCTTAGTGACATTGTTTTCCTCTTTGGGCATGTTCTCACGAAGAAACTCAAGGTCAGCACTCGGATTACTTTCTAGGCTAGGTGTATTAATAGGTAGACCCATTATTTTACCTTTTTCTTGGGAGCGTCAGTGATAATAGGCTTAGTCATAGGCGCTTGATTCTCATTTGAAACTTTACGAATACGGTCTAGCTCTGCCTTGAATTTATCAAGTTGCGCTTTAGGAGTTCCCATTATTTCAAATTCTCCAATCTGTAGACGCAGGAATCATAAAGACCTTCCAAATCATCAAGCATATTTCTAACAGGAGCAGAGCCATTAGCAATATTATCTTTATTGCTACACATCCATTCTGCTTCTTGTTTCAAATGAGTACAGATACAAACAGGCATAGTAGCAGACGGTTGACCTTCAATAGTCAATTTCCCAAACTTGCCCATATATGTTTCTACTATTGAATCTACTTTACCAATAATGTCGTCATACATACCACCGACTGCTTGATGTGTAGCAAAACTACCCGTACCCCAATGCGAGAAATGAAGTAGGTTCCTTGTAGTGAAGGTACGGGCTATCAATTCCTTTATGCCACTATCAGTCTTAATAGCAGGCTTAAGCATTTCTTTAGGACTAGCCATTACTTCTCTCCTTTTAAACTGCTGTCAAAGATGCTTTATACCAGTTAGCAGTCGTGATAGTATTTCCACCAATGCAAAGATAAAGAAGTGAAGTGCTGTATCTAATCTCACCATCAACCCCTACTGTACCATCTACTCCACCAACCAAGAATCCACTCAAATCATCAAATGCAGTATTAGCCAAAGTCTCAGCAACAACAATTTCATTACCCGTTACGCCCATTGTATTCGCTTGAAAAGTTAGGTGTGTAGCATCAATCGTAGTAGCTGTCACGGTTGTATTGATCGTTGTCCCTGTTGAATAATCCGTACCTATAGCTCCACTAAGATTAACGGCTTTCTTAAAATTAACAAAAGCGTTCTCTGTATTGGTATTCCAGAACACTTGGTTACTAGCTGCCCAATTGGAAGCGTGTGTTTCAGGTAGAATTGCATAGAATGTATAGGTCTTAGCACCAATTGTTACAGTAGCGGCAGTTTCAGCAGCACCGGCATTTGCAGCACCAACCGTTGCATCTGTCCAAGATAGAGTAGCAGCCGTTGAAGTCGAAGGATAATCATTGGCTGTCACTCCAACTGTCCGAGCTACTACCCGTTGAGTTGTATCAGCATTGATTGTTGCAAACATCGTAGGGTGAAAGGCAGTACCGGCAAAGTATTCAACACCGTCAGTACCAGATTCATTTATAGCAGCCCTGAGATTGTCAAGAGTCAGAGCAGCACTAGCAGCAATCTTTACATCATAAGCTTGCGCTAGAACATCCTTAAATCTATAGATAGTTGTGTTAAGTGTAACCGTATCTCCATCAGTTACATTCACACCTGTAGAAGTAAGAGTAGTCCAAGCGTGAGCAGCAGGAACAAAAGCACCTGTAGAGGTCAGACGATTCGTAGCATAGACGGCATTAACAGGATCAGCACCACCATCAAATAAAGCAGTTGCTTGTCCAGTAAACTTATCAGAGCCAATATTGGTAAAGCCTGTTACAGCTTTATCAGCATCTACGACAATCGCTTTACTCGCAGTCACGGTTCCTGCGGTAACACCATCTAGTTTATCAAGCTCGGCAACACTAACCCCTCCTAGAACAAAAGTCTTAATATCGTCAAGAGTAGTTTTTTCTTTATGAAGACCATCTTGAACAGCAATACGTTCTGTTCCTGATAAAGTCCCTGCATCTTTAAGTGCTTCAAAATTGCTGTCATCAGCCATAACTACGTACTCCTTATGAAAAAGTGTCAAAAAAATGACGATTTACTTGTCAATATTATGACGGATAAATTTAGTTAATGTCAAATCACCTAAACCATTGCATTCATGTACTGCCTAATATCTACTACCTTCTGTTGGTTGCTAGGAGCTTGAGGATAAGACCAGCAAGACTGTTCAGCGTTCAAAAGATACCGACTACTATCAAGTAAATGGTCATTCTTCTTTACTATCTTACCGTTTTCGTCCCTATGATAAAGACTTAATTCCCTTAAAATACCAGTGCAAGACTTAAATATCTTCAATCTACCTGTGGTCATTCGCTCCCACATAGTAAAAATACCTGATTCTACAGCGTTATTAGCGGGAATTAGCTTCAATCCTTCTTTTTGGTAGAGATTATACAAGTTTTCTCCATCTATCTGACTTCTCCCCCTAGAAGCAGGGTCAATTGAGGTCTTTATCCACTCTCCTCTAGCTTTTATGGCCTTAGCATGGATAATCGGTTCTGCTTGCCCTTGTTTGTGCTCAGAATAAATATAAATTATGTCATTATCTTTGTCCCAAGCACCAAAAACGCAACTTGTGGCTGACCACCCGACATCCATTCCGTTATGTCTCATCCAGTGCTTAGGAATCTGGAAGTCATCTACAGTGATATTTTCTAAAGCTACAGGATAAATTAGGCCAGTACCTACAGTTGGGACACCTTTACTTCTAGCATCCCTCAATTGAGGAGGGGTAGCAGCAAGCATTTGTTCAATCTCTTCGGGTTTAAGGTGAGGTACGTCCCACCAAGTAATGTTTGTTACGTGCTTAGGGTATTTTACATCCGAATCTTGCGAGTTCTCCAAGAAAGAAATAACAAGATCGGTCAAGCCCCGTAAGGGGGTGAATGTTAGTACAGTGAAGCCGCCTGTAGTCATAGTTCTAATCATGGCTTCCGAGTAACAATCTAAAGGAGCTTCCTCATCAAAAAAAATCCCATCATATTCGTTACCTTGGAATATTTCTCGTCCTTGGTCATACGATTTAAAGACTATCGTAGAAACTCCACCGGACTTATGTTTGATACGGATAGTCTCAACCGCATCAGGTATATTACGTTTAGATTTAGTCTCTAGGATACAGTCTTTAGGGATCATCCCACTACCAAAGTCACCAGCATTTCCTAAGAGTTTTTGTTGAAGAATATCCCTACAAGTCTGAGCAGTATCACCTGACATAAGAAGCGATACAGGTCTTGAATAAGTGCGACCTTCCCACCAACTAGGGTACAAACCTGTAGTATGGCAAGTTGCCTCATATACCGCCGCGATAGTTTTTCCTGAGCGATTAGAAGCCAGCACAGCACGTTCTTTGTATTTATCGCCTGCCTTAAAAAACTCTAGGTGCTTATGATAAAGCTCTCTACGAAACTCTCCATTATCAGGGAAAGTATTCTTAAAGACATTATACTTTTGATCGTCTGCTAAGACTTGAAGGCATTGAGCTAACTCTAACTGTTGTTGGTCAGAGAGATGTTGAAGCATTGTTTGAGCGAGGTTCTTTGTTAAATCGTCAAGTCTACTCATTGTTGTCTTCCTCAACTTGTAAATACGGGCTTCTGAAATTCAACACAAGATTATTCGCAGTTCTTACACAAAAAGAAAAACAATAAGGACAATAGCTTAGTCCCTTAAAATCATTATTTAAACCCGCTTCGTCACTAATCTTGACAAGCCCTTCATAGCGCACCCACTTGTGATCGCATTTATCCGTTCTAGCAGCCCAAGTTTTTATAGTTTCTAATCTCATTTAATCGCTCCAACAGCCTTATCAATTAAAGCTAATAAGCGGTTCTTTTTAGGTGGCCTCCTCCGAGAATGTTCTTCCCCACAATAATCGCAGCACATTACCCAGTCTCTATCTTCTACTTTAAGATAGAAAAAATCATGGCCTTTACAGAACTTACAAGTACCTTGCCACGCTATTCTCATTGTCTAGTTCCTTTATTAGCCACTCCATAATGACACATCTTATCTAACAGCATTTTAGACCTAACATCTACCCTGTAAACAGGTAGATCAAACCCTTCTGCTATCTGTTGCCTCAGGTCTTCTATGAAACCATCTTTATCTAAAGTCTCCCAATCGTAAGCGGCCTTGAAGTTAATCATATCTTCACCGTATTGAGCTACACCCATAACTACAGTGCCATTAGTCTTTTGATCTTGAAGGATAGAACATTTAATAATAGAAGCTTCAAGCATAAAGTTATTCTTTCTCAGGAGTAATGTTTATAGGTGGGCTTAATTGGTTGACTAGATTTGAGTTCTTCAAGAGTTCAAGAAGCATAGGAGCTAAAGACTCAATCTTAAGCCTAGCCTCTTCTGTGGAAATAGTAGTTACGGTACTTGTATTGCTTGTCTCTAGCTTGTCGGCCCAACCTAGATTGTTCTTAGCCCAACCTATCTTCCCGGCTGCCAACCCTTGAGTATTATAAATATCGTTCTCTATCCAATTGGTCATAATCATACGAGCGTGATCCATTATGTCTGTGTACTCTGGATACTTCGCATAGATATAGAACATATCCCTGCTCATCTTTAAATGAATCATCATACCTTTAGTAGAGGGTATTTCATCTTCATCTTCACACCACTTAAAGTATTTGTTTATCATATTAGCCATACGGGTAGGACTGTACTTCTTCTTATTCCCCCTACGGGTCATACCGGCATCTATCCTAGAGATAGGCTTCTTGACTACCTTATTAGTTTCTCCAAGTCTTTTCTTAGCTTCACAATATTGTTCGTTCTCTGGCTTAGGAAGAAACTGACCATTACTAGGGTCAATCAAAACCTCAGCACCATCTTTCTCTCTAATCGCCCTCTTAGGAGCTTTTTTCATAGGAGCACCGTGTTTACCCATATCATTACCTACCTTTTGTTTTTTATCTCTTCAAACCCTTATTAAATGCTTGTGTAAAACTACAGAAAGGCTACTCCTTAAAGGGTTTCTTTGTCAAATATGTGTAGAAATATGTTCAAAGCTAAAAATGATGGTGTTGTGCATGCTAGTGGTAAAACCAGAGTCACAGAACGGGGGGGTGTGGGTGTGGGGGCCTCTCGTCTTCGTATGTATTGTTACACCAGCCTTCGTCGGTTCTCTTCCTTGTTAGTTGTTATGTATAGGTCAAGACCTATTAGTCCGTGTTAGTGAGTTTGTTTATTCATCTAAAAGAAGATAAGCAGGTCAACAACCCAACAAGGAGATTAGCCGTGAAGCAGTATTATGTGAGGATTAACGAAAACAACGGGTTCTACTCAGTTTCATTTATGGATTGGGCTACAACTGTAAAGGCAGTTGATTACGTGAACAAAGAGGCAACCGTTAGCGATATTTATGATTGGCTCAATAAACCAAACACTAACTAAGGAGAACTGTCATGGAAAAGTTTGATCTTTGTTCAATGTGTAAACGTGCTCGTAACCGCAACAAGAGACTCACAGGGAAGATCATTGAGTTCCGTGATGCTGCTTGTCCATTCTAAGACCCCATCTCCGTAGTCTATCTACTCTTATCTTGTTAGTTAGAGGTCAGAACCTAATAGTCCGTTGGTGTGAGTTTTCTTTGTTTATTAGCAGTCCAACAACCCGCAAGCTGTGACTCAGCGCAGGAGATTCCCATGTCCAGATACTTCGCAGAGCTGAATTCCGACCGTTTGTTCACTGACTTCACCACTGGCGAGCAGTTTGCGTTCGCTCGACTGAAAATGCAAGACGGAGAAGGGAACTACCTCACTGTTCCAAACGCTAAGATTCCTGCTCATCTGCTCCCTGCTAAACTGACCAAGAAGGCTTCGATTGCCTTTGACGCTGACGGCTTTGACAAGGAAGTTCTTGGCTCTGCTCTTTACCTCGTTCCTGCTAATGCGAAGAACCTTGCTTACTCGGCTCCGAAATATGAAGCTCCTGCTTATGACGAGGATGCTTTGAACAGCTTAATCGGCTCAACAGTCGAAGAGATTGCTGAAGACCCCTTCGCTTCTTCAGGCAAGAAGAAGTAATTGGAACTGATCCTTCTCTTAGCCCTAGCAGGCAGTGTAATTGCTGTCTCTAGGGCTTAGACTCTCACCTTCCACAAGTATCTGAACTACCCTTTGCTCTTTGTGCTTTGCAGTATATACAATAGCACAAACGTTGACTTTCCTTCTTTGGTATGTCTTGAACTGTTTTGATAATCTTGGTGGGTTTGGAAGGGATAGAAGCAAGGCGAACACCGCTAGCTTCATCAAGCAGGGTTCTCACTAGGTCAGACAAAGATAATCCTCTGACCTTAGCAGTCTCCTCATAAACTCTCTTTTGCTCATCGGGCATTCTTACAACAAGACGACCTTCCATAACAACCTCCTTAGTGTGTACACGTTGAAGATACTTTATCATGCTTGTGTACACAAAACAAGAAAGGAATAGCCTTATGCTCGACAAAAATGATGATAAAAGGACTGCTCAAGGCCACATTCTTCGTCGTAACCAGTCTGCAAAGGTAACAGAAGGGAACGCCAAAGTACTGACTCCTGTGCGCTATCCCAACGATAATGAGAAATATGCTGACAGGTGAACCAATAGCCCTGCCCTTCATTGGGTGGGGCTAAACTACTGATATGCTTGCCCTTCCTACTATTCATTGATAGGCTGCTTCTCGTATCTATTAATAAGTAAACAGAATATACGCGTACTATCACATTGGAAAGGTATGTATTTTAGTATGTATTTAGGTATTTATCTTTAAGTTTAATTGTCTTTTAGTTACCTTTTGGATGAACCTAAGTTGTTTACTCTATCCTATGTAATTAGTAGACTAGCAGGCAGATAAGCAGGCTGAGCAGGATTTGTCAGTATTGATAGGATTTTGAGAAGGGAGTTTTGCCGTTATTGTAAGGTGTCATTTATTTGACAGTATTTAGGTTGGTTTTATGTACTCTATTAGCTAAGAAGAGATAATCAAAGGATATTAGCAGAATTTCTTACTAGAAATTGAGGGATTTTTAACTAAGTTTGTTTATATGTTTTTGAAGTTTAATATGTTTCTAGATTCTGTTTAGTGTTCAAGACGTAAAAATCCATCCAGTAGCAACCCATTAAGGAAGTGTACTGTTCAGATTTACGTCTTAAGGATATGTTTCTGAGTTCCATCTCAGCATCCCTAGACGGATTAGCATCCCTAGCAGTTGCTAACCTTCTTCCTAGACTATCGAGTGCTGCTAGCACCATTCACGCACGCTCTAGAATTTACCCACGTCGTCTACTTTGCGCCCAGCCCAGTGTAGACCAAACCATTCATGCTGCTGACTGTTACCCTGTCCAACATGAATGTCTTACAAAAACAAAGCCCCACTTCTTACGTCCTTCGCGGGGAGGTAGAAAGCAGGGTTAAGTGGGACTTTGTTGAAATTGTTTTGTAATGCTTTGTCCCGCGAAAGACAAGAAGATAATCTCATAAGCAGGTCAGATTGTCAACTTCTTTCTTCTTCCGCTCCCTTCTCCCATCTAACTCTCTTTCAGATCAAAACCCATTAGTCCGTTTATTTGGTTTCTTTCTTTTATTTCTCTAACTGTAAGGAGTAAACATCATGGGCTTAGATATTTTGTTTAACAAAGACAAAGCAGTTAAAGCAGGGCTAATTTTAACGTATGAGCAGAATGGTACTGAAGAAGAAATTAAATATGCAATGGAGAATGATGACAGGTCTTATGCTTCTTGGCTTTGCAAGTCTAGCTTAGTATTACAAGTACCTTATGCCGACCACAAGGTAATAACAGAAGAAACAAATATTGGCAATTTAATTGTCAGAGCTAATAAGTGGGGTCAAACCTATGCCCCACTTACCCGCTTTTTGGAAGAGAATGACATTGCTTGGGATGAATATTAAAGGAGTAACAAATGTAAAAAGGAGTAACAAATGTGAAAATCAAAGCGATAAAAAGTCGTGAAAAGTGTGATTGTTGCGGGGATTTCTTTATCAATTTCGGCGGTAAAGATGCTAGATTCCTCAAACCGATTGAACCGGAAATTAAATGTGAAAATTGTGAAGCAATGGAAAGGTGCGAAGAAAATGAACAAAAAAATGAAAGGTTTTGTCCTGCTATTCTTTATCTTCTCGGTAATTATAGCAGCCCAAACTATTGACTACTATGAGGTGAATCTAAATGAACCTCTCCTTTCCGATGTAGACCTTAATGAAAATACACTTCAACAAAAAAAGGAGAAACTAAATGAATCTCATTGACTTAGAGGATAAGATCAATACAATCAAAGAAACTCATAAGTAACTCAAGATAGAAAAGCTTTACTTAAATACAACTTGGTGGGAGATTAACGATATTCCCATAGAGGTTATCAGAGAATATGCAACTAAACATAATTTCTTGAAAAATATGGATTTCTGTAAACAATTAAGCCGTATAAGGGCAAACGTAGGGGATAGTATGAACACAGTAATATTCCTTTATTCAACAAAGATTAAAGTTAAACAACACATTGTAGATTCCTTTGCTTATGAAAACGTATAAAAAACTGCTACTAGGAGGAAGTAATGACTACCGAAGAAGCTAAGACTAAATGGTGTCCGATGGCGAGGACAGCAGCTATTATCACGAATGAATCAGATGAGATTACAGATATAAAAAGTGCTTATAATAAAGTAAGCCAACCTGAAGGGTTTATCGTCCCAGCCTCGTGTCTATGCATCGCCTCTGAGTGTATGATGTGGAGATGGAACGAATATCTAACCGGAATCCCTAACGATAAACAAACGAGAACTGGCTACTGTGGCCTTGGAGGTAAACCACTATGACTACCGAGCAGAAAGAAATCATCGAACTGTGCGCTAAGGCGATGGGGTATGAAGGCTACTGGCTAGATGATAAATTCTATCTCAACGGGCCTAGAATGTGGAACCCCTTCACATCCAACGCCGACGGTTCCGAGATGGAATCGCAGTTGGAGATTGATATTGAGTGGAAAAAAATAAATCCAATAACGAACAGACTTGAAGTTGCCGCTCACTACTGGAAAACCCCTACTTCGTTTTCTCCATCTGACCACATACACACTAATGAACCCTACGGAACCGACAAATCAGCCGCTAGACGACTTGCATCTTGCCGAGTAGGGGCAGAGATGGGGAGGTTGAAATGAACAAACAAGAAGCAATCAGTAAGTTCCTCACTGAGAAGTTCCTTGGTGGCTGTTGGCATGAGTGGAATGCACACACAAGGCCAACCTCAACTACGTTTACGTGCGTGAAATGTAAAGCTGATGAGTTTGTGTACACCGGTGAAGACGGCTTCGCCAGAGAACCTGTCCAAGACCTCTTCACTTGGTCCGGCTTAGGCATCCTCTGGGAGAAAGCCCAGAAGGAAGAGTGGTGGGATAAATTCCTAAGAACTACTATGCCGTCTATATGCCAATGTTCCAGAGATAATTTAAAGTTTATAAACCCTCAAACATTCCCTATACTCCTCGCGGAGTTCTTAACGGAGTTTCTGGGATGGAAGGAAGGTGAATAATGAGGCCATGCCCTAAGTGTGGGAAATACAGTGGTTGTAAATGCTTTATATGGGGACAGAGAAGGAAGGTGAGTGATGAAAGAACTATCAATTTTACGGATGCTTAAGCAAGAACTTCCAAAAACTATGGGAGATGTTAATTTCCAATTACTTTACTCTGATATTTGTGATGCTTTGGATGAGGGAGTTAAAGAAATCACCGAACTCCGCGCAGAAATGGAGAGACTAACCAAGGAAAACCACCAACTCTATCACCTCCATGATGACCAGATGGAGATGATTAAACACAGGGATAAGGAGATAGGGAGACTTCAAGGAGAATACAAACGCGGCATGTTGGATGCGGCTAATTACCTAAGAACTCTCTACACAAGCGGAAACATAAGTCATCATCCATCGACCTACTATGCTAGGTTGATTGAAGCCAAAATGGAGGATTTATGAGCGGAGATAGAATAACCATTGACGGCGTCGAATATTTCGGCGTCGAAACTACCCCAGTTGCTATGTGCGCCGGATGTGCAGGAGACGATAACAGGGCACTCTGTTTGAAGCTGCCTATTTGTAAGACAAAAGAGGAAGATTGGATTTATCAAGTGGTGAAAACTAAAAAAGAGATAGATACATACGACCATCTTAATGTAGCAGAACTGCAACTTGATGCACTTTGCGCTCAGGGACTTAGAGCAGAAAACGCCACACTCCTCGCTGAAAACCTCACCATTCACACTGACCTGTCAAAGATTATCGCAGGGCTGGAGGATGACGTTGAACAGCTCACAGCGCAACTCTCCGCTCGTGATGCGGCGATTGAATGGTTTGGAAATCAATCTGTTGCTGCTTCCATTACTGGAAGAGCTGCACAGTTTCAAAGAATGTATCATATCGCCTATCCACCAGAGCCAGAGTATGACGAGGTGGAGGTGACAGCTTACAAATGTTCTAAGTGTGGCACGTTCAGCAGCGGCAAGCGACCGAATGGTTGTTGTATTGGATGGAGCATAATTGAACTCAAAGGAATCGACCGCATCCCTCGCAAGAAGAAGGTGTTGAGACGGATACCAATAGGTCTAGCCGAGAAATATAGAGAGTTAGACGGTACTCCAAATCTACCAAAAACAGCACAAATAATTGCTGAATGGGAGGAATAAATGACAACCGAAGAAATAGCCATTTACCTTGTATGTCTACTTGGGCTATTGGGATGTTTTCTAATGAAACGATAAGGAGGTAGTTATGACACAGCGCGAGTACGCATTTTGGGCAGGTATGATGGGGGGCTTTCTTGTCGGCGTGATGGTCGGCGCACCGTTGTTTGTCTGGTTTTTAAAAATAATACACGGCCCGTAAAATAATCACTCACCTGCCGCTGGTTATAGTGCGGAGGTGCCACGGAGGTACATTTTGGAATCAAGAGTTATGACAGAAATCGGCTGTTTTTACGCTCTATTCGATCACCCCTGTAATCCCGACGATGTAGCAAGAAATCTAGATTTACCGCTTACTCTGGTTGAAGATGAGTTTGCAAAACTGGAGGCGGAGGGACAGATAAAATGGGCAAACGCGGAACACATGCTCGATGGTTGGATTCCGACTACTTGAAGCATTATAACGCCTTGAGCTGACCCGTTTCATCGGGTCAAGCGTTTAGTTATAATTCTCCCCTCACTGACATAAACGCTGCTTAGACGGCGGATAGTTGGTAATCTGCATAGTGCAGTAGGGGAGAGAATTTAAAGGAGAAATAATGATAAGACTCGTAGCCATAGCAACTTTAACCATGCTTTTACTTGGCTCTTGGTCAACTTCAGATCGAATGGCAGAAACTTGTATTACCCTGCTTGATCAAGCTAATTCAAAAAAGATTGAAACAAATGAACTATGTCAAGTAATACAAGAACAACGTACATTGCTTTATATTGCATATCCTGAAGCAGTCCTTGATTGGACTAAAGATGTTAACGAACTGTGTAAATAAACAAAAAGGAGAAACAAACATGAGACAGAGACAGGCAACTTCATTGACTAAAGACGTTTTGACTAAAGAGGCTTTCACTAGAGCGGCTTTCTTCAAGGTACAGACTGTTCCGGCTGCTTATATGGGGCTTGATGGACTCTTTCACAGGTCACCAGATAAAAAATCTATTATAAACTCAGAAGACGGTAGTTATATCTCTACAGTAGGGACTAACTACTCTATCGTAGACAATGAAGAGTATTTCAGTGGAATTGTTCACGCTCTTGATGAAAGTGGTATTGATTACATTCCTAAGCAGGTTCATGTAGCAGGAAATGGTAAGAAAACGACGATGATTGTGACCTTGCCTCAGTTTTCTTTGTTTAGCGGGACTAGAGAAGCACAAGACGCTGAACTTCGTATTTCAAACAGTCTTGATACTACTTTGAGTGCTGAAACCCTGCTAGGCTGGTTAAGGCTTATTTGTACTAATGGCATGACAGCCTTTGAACAAGACTTCAAAATGAGAATGATTCACAAAGGAGATATTCAAGCGAAGAGTAAAGACGCTATTGAGCTTTACAAAGACTTTGATTCTACTTGGCAAAAGAATAAGCAGATCATTCATCGGTTGGGCGAAACAAATGGAGATAAGCAAGCCGTTAAAGAATACATTGGTGACGGTGAGTTTACCAAGTCGAGCTTGTTTAAAGGTGAGCGTTGGGCTAGGAAGCTGCTGGAGAAGTGGCAACAAGAAGGTGAACCTGCTGGACTTTGGGACTTGTATAACTTAAACACGAACATCATTAGCCATGCTTACGGTAATCAATACTCTAGCAAGGCGAACATGATGGATAAACTGAACCAAGAAGTGAAGAATTGGGATAAGATTTTCAAAACCTCTAACGTATTCAGGAGTAACTAAACATGCGAATCGTGAAAATTGAAGGTTATTGGGGTAATGAGTTTGGCTTTGATGAATTAAGTGACGCAGCTAAGTTTTTTGAACTCATAGAGAAGGCGAAAGGGATTCAAACAGAATATATTTCAGATCACGGAATGGTTTACTTGGTTGGAAAGAAACCTATTCCAAGTTTGAGTTCTCAAGACATTACCTCTAGTGAAGAACTGGAAGCTATTAAAGAAAGCAAAAAAGAACAGTCCGAAGAAGAATAGAATAATAGCAAGAGGAGCAGACTTCACATCTGTAAATCTTGCTCAATTCCGTCTATTAAATGCGAGGGTTTAAGAGCTAACTATTTCAAGTGATAGGAAGGTATCAATATGGATGGAGATTCACAATTTGAACTAGGAATTCGGTGTGCTTTACGAATTGCCAAAAGAGAGCATGAAAGACATGAATACCACCAAAGGATTAATCAAGCACAAGGCTGCTTTGGTATTATCTTAGCACTTGAATCTTTCTTGAATGATAGAAAGGAGTGAAAGATGTGTCCTCACTGCTCAGAATCATACGGTGTTAGACAAAGAGATAACTACAAAGAATGTGTTGCTTGTGGCTGGATTTTTGATTATCTTTCAAGCGCAACAGAAATGGGAGTAATTGATAATGTCGATTAAAGAAGCATCTGAAGAAACATTTGAAAAAGAAGTTCCTTGGAATTGTTCTCGTTGTGGCTCTGAAGATTTCTACATTGATAAATTAGTCTATAACAAGATTGCTTTAATCTGTAAAAACTGCCTTAAACGTAGTCAATGGGTAAGAAATGAATCTGTTAAGTTGGAGGAAGATGATGAATAGCTATACCTTTACAACAGAAATTGAAGTAGAAGGTGAAGAAATTGATATAGAAGTTGAATTTGATTACTTCCCTGCTATGAGAGGTCACAGAGATAAATATGGTTGTCCTGAAGAACCTGATGATCCTGAAGAATTAGAAATTACTAAAGTTATTTATGTCGAAACAGGTTTTGAATTTCAAAGTAATGAATATGATCGTTTTCTTGAGAAAATTGAAGAGAAAGCTTGGGAGTATTTAGAGAATAAAATACAAGATGATGAGGCTGATTACGCTGATTACTGCTATGAAAGTTTTAAAGAAGATCGGCTGCTATTTGGGAGGTAAAGATGCAAAAACAAGAAAGATGGAGAAGTAAGCGTTATCTTGGTTATGTCAAAACCCTGCCTTGTGTTATTTGCGGAAAGGAAGCTGAACCACACCATATTAAGGGCGTAGGCAACATGTCAGGAGGTGGATTAAAGGCTCCTGATTGGGCTGTTATGCCTTACTGCCATGAGCACCACGCCGAATGTCATGCTGACCCCGATCTTTGGAATGACCAATGGGAATATATCGCTAGGACTTTAGGGCAAGCAATCACTGATGGATATTTTAGAGAGGGTAAAAAATGAAAAATTACAGATTAGAATGTATGCGCCCTGATGAATTCCAAAATGATTGGGGTATTGCTGAACAAGAAGATGCTATTTACATGGTAACGGTTTCTTCTGAAGAAGAAGCTGAATATATTGTTAATGGGTCAAAAATGATTAGGAAATGTATTGGTTGTAACACAAGGTTAGAATTCAGGCTAATACGTTATTTTGGTTTTGAGGAATTAGATAATGGTTCAGGAGAAAGAAATGACTGACAATGAAATAGGATATAAAGTTTACCTTTGGGAACAAGCTGGCTATAGGTTTATTCCATTGAAATATAATCCCAATAAAGACTATACAAAATACCTTAATTACTTTTATAACCCTTCTCATAATGAAAGATTGATAAAAAGGATAAAGGATGAGTGCTTGTGAGTTTTATGTTGTTTATAATACTTATAACAGCACAGAGTTTGGCAATAAGGTATTTGTAAAGACCTATGAAGATGCAATGACATTAATGGAAAGATTGTCTCATTCAAAGCACATAACAAAAATAGATTTTGGGATTGTAACCAAGGAGGTCTAAATGAAACAAGCTTATCAAAAGACTAAAGAGGATTATGTTTATGAAACTGCTCGGATTAGCCTTATTCCTCAAGCAGAGAAATTAGCGTACAAAGAGTTTCCTAAACCTGATAAATACGTAACTGAAGTTATTAAAGAAAAATGGAATAACAATTGGAATAATTGTTTTCACACAACTATGCAGTCTTTAGCTAGAAAGGCGAAGTTAATTCTATGACAGAAGAATATTGGATCAAAGAAAATGGTAACAAAATAGCAGTCGGAGATATGGATATAGAACATTTACGAAATGCGCTAAGAATGATTATCCGAAAGCACAGACGACTTAGAAAGAATATTGGGGATGAAATGCAATGGGAGAAAGATTTCTGGCAAGAAGAATCGCCATATTAAGAGGTGAAAAGTGACAATTTTTGATGAAGAAGACACAATTTGTTCAAGAGAGAATAATAAATGCCATTATCGAAAAATCTGTTTGAGGTATCTTCATGCTGATAGGGACGGACATTGGGAAGCAAGCTACTTCTCAGAATTTGGACAATTCTGTAATTATTTACAACCTTTCAAAGATAAAGGAATTGAAACAAAACCTTGAAGAAAACATTGAGTTTATTTTATCAGAACTACCGTGTGATATTAATTGGAATAGCTTCGCAAAAACAAAGGTTTATTTTCGAAATTGGTTTGACATAAAGCTAGAATCTGCTAAAATAAATCACCTTCAAGCAATACTCAAAACTCTTCCAGATGGCGTTGCTCAAGAAACTCTATACGGTTACACAACTTACTTAAGACATAAAAGCACGATCAAGAACTACTTAGATCACATCATTAAACACAATGGCATCGTTAGTCTCACTTATAGTAATGGGACGTTAGTAATGCCGAACCATAGACCGATCTCTCGAAATCCAGAGGTCATAGCTTGCGAGGAAAACATATGATTGTAGACGGCGGGAAGTCCAGTGGAACAAGCGGTGAAGAAAAGAATTATCAGAGGTGCGAAGGTGGTGCTTATGTAGGTCGTTGTATTCGTATCGTTGATATGGGTACTCATGTTATGCCTTACCGAGACAAAGAAACAGGGGCAGAAGTCACTAAGCACGAGATTCAAGTTACCTTTGAACTTGGTAGTGAACTTATGGAAGACGGTAAGCCGTTTGTTGTGAGTTGGACAGGGACACCGAGTATCAATGAGAAAAGTAACCTTCATAAGATGTTGGTTGCTTGGAGAGGTAAGCCCTTTACACCCGATGAATTGAAGTCCTTTGACTTGAATCTTATCCTAGATAAGTGCTGTTTGGTGAATGTCACTAAGACACCGAGTAAAGACGGTAAGAAGTTCTACAACAATGTTCAATCGGTTATGCAATTACCTAAAGGTATGCCGACTGCTGACAGGGTTAATGACTTAGTAACCTTTGATCTATCAACTGATTTAGGCAATGAAGAGAAGCTTAACAAGCTTTGGCCTTTTGAAAAGAAGAAAGTTATGACCTCTAATGAAGGTATGGCTTATTTTAGTGGAGTTCCAAATTCAAGCGTAACACAGAATAGCGAACCATCTGTTGAAGATTTGCCGTTTAACTAAAAGATAAAGACAACAAACCGTCCATACCTCTTAACAATGTCTAGCCGGTTTTTTAAACAACTAACTCAAAAGGAAAATAAAATGAACAAGCCAGAAACTATGATGTGGGTATAATGATTTGGTGTTTTTCTTCCTTAATATAATATTATGTAAACATCTAATTTGGAGGAAAACACTATGAATTGTAAATGTAAAAAATGTAACCATGTCTAGATTGCTAGGGTAAAAAAACCCGTCCAATGCCCAAGATGCAAAACATACAAATGGGAACTTATGCAATGAAACAATTTTATGTTTATATACATTATAAACCTAATGGGATTCCTTTTTATGTTGGGAAAGGTTCAATGAAAAGAACTAAAGATTTTTGGAATGGTCGTAATCGGCATCATAGATTTGTCGTAAATAAATATGGCAAAGAAAATATTGGGATAGAAACAATTGAATGCATAGATGAAGAACATTCGTTTGCAATAGAAATTAAACTAATATGTTTATTGAGGAATTTAGGATTTCCATTAGCAAATGTATGCGATGGTGGAGAAGGAAGGGGTGGGCGTGTCCTATCTGAAGATCATAAAAGGAAGATAAGTAACGCCAACAAAAATAACCAATATGCAAAGGGTCGTAAACGAACAGAAGCATTTAAGGACAATTTACGCAATAAAGAGCAATCATTAGAGCATCGACAAAAAAACTCAATTGCAAACAAAGGGAGAAAAAAGCCAATACGTACAGAGGCACATAAAAATAATATTTCGCTGGCCATGAAAGGCAAACCATGGTCATTGGCACGGAGAGAATCACAACAAAAACGAAAGGTTGATATATGAAACCCGAAACCATAATGATTGATGATATAAAGTATGTTCGTGAAGATTCTATTAAGCAAAACATTTTGGCTCCTATTATTTGCCAAGACAATATTGTTGCCCCTTGGATTATTGGTAAAGTGTATCTAATCCGTACAGTCACAATGATTGATACAGGTATTCTAGTCGCAGCAACAGACAAAGAACTTGTTCTTGAAGAAGCGGCTTGGATTCCAGATACAGGACGCTTTAGTGAAGCAATTAAAAAAGCAGAATTCAATGAAGTTGAACCTTTCCCAAGTGGAAGAGTAATTATTAATCGTGGTTGCGTGATTGATGCTGTTGAAATTACTAAAATTCAACGGAGTCTTAAATGAATATTTCAGCTTTAAGAGTTGGTCTTGATCGGTCAGGGTCAGGGTCACGGTCATGGTCATGGTCATGGTCACGGTCATGGTCAGGGTCACGGTCAGGGTCATGGTCACGGTCAGGGTCACGGTCAGGGTCAGG